TAGGATAAACACTGGCAAAGAAGTCATCAGCAATGTGATTCGGGATGAATGCGAACTCGTCCAGAAAGATGACATTATAGGAGCCACCACGGACAGCAGATGCAGAAGTAGACGCGGCGATAATTTTTGATCCATTTTCCAGTTCTAAAGATCGTTTGTTCCAAGATACAATACCTTGTTGCATCCATTTAGGTAACTTCTCATACGCAAATTGTAACCTTCCGAGAAGATCCTGTGCAGTGGATGCCTTGTTGGCTAGAATAGCTATATTAACATTATCGTTAAACACCGCATAATGTAACAAATATGAAACACAAGTTGTAGATTTACCTGTCTGACGAGGCATTCTACAAATATTAAATCTATTCTCGTGGAAGTTATTGATTAATTTTTCTTGGAATGGATACATGTCAAAAGACACTTCACCATAATCAAGAGAAACAATCTTGATATAATTACGTGCAAAATACACAGGATTCTCTTTGCACTTGATAAACTCAAGTACTTGTTCCTGTGTAAATTGAACTGCTACGTTCGCTTTTTTTAGATTGGGATTACCAAGATATACCTGATCACTCATAAAAAATCACATTTTTGCTAAATCTGCAACTACCTCTTGTTGTTTGAGATATAATTTTAGATAGGCCTTTGCAAAATTTATTGCCTGGTCTCTATCCATCTTATCTATGTCCCTTGCCTGTTGTTCATAGACTAACATTTTATTAATATCTGAAAGTTCAATGTCGGAAGGGTTCATTTGGATTACCTTTGAATTACTACGATTGGTTGTGTTGGATCAGATGGACTTGGGTAGTAATGAGTTAAGATTCCACCTGGATAGAACTTTTGGATTTCTGCCTTGACTTCTTCTCTTGATGGCCTCTTAGGACCAGAGAAGAAGAGTTGCAGACGATAAGTTTTACCTCTCCACATCAACATTATACTGAAAACATTACCAGTCTTCTGTAATTTCTGATAGTCTTCCGTTTTCAGTTGACCTGGATAGATGACTGCATCTGCAAGTGGAAGTGAGATACCTCCACCAAGTCTCTTTAACGCGGCTTGAGCAGCATCCTTTTCTCCACCAGTTGCACCCTTAGATAAGTTGCGGATTTTACCCATCTTCTGAGCTTTCTTGTGTCCAGAACCAATATCAAAACTCAATCCCTCATTTGCAGGATGAACTTCGTTTGGATCATAGGGTCCACCGCCACCTAATGATGCAGGTAGAGAGAACATCTTCCAATACTTTTCACCGTACTTACACTCTCTCTTCTTCTCATTTTTTTTACACTTAGGACAATATCTAATTTCTTCAGTCTCTTTTAATGGAGTTGTTTCAATAATGTCAACAGTTTCATATTCTGTCGCTTTGAACTCGTCTCTCCAGTTAGAAAACTCATAACCTTCTTTCTTAGTCTTGTTACCCCAGTTCTTAGCACCAACTTTACGACACTTGACTAATGCACCAGATGCGTATGCAGAAGGCCAAACCTTATAACGAGACTTTACCTTTGAATAACATGCGTCTTTTTCTCCTGCTGATTCACCAAGTTCTCCAAGTGCTTTTGCCTTGCGAACTTTCTTTGGATTTAACTTACCACCAGGATAGTTTCTCTCATCATCACCCTCAAAGTCAGGATCTACATTAGCACGGTGTCTTGCTGCTCTTTCAGGGGATTTTTCTGGATTATGAATACCTGCCCTGCGAGTAGAAGAAGTTTTTTCTGCTGCTCTCTTATCCTTTTGCTTTTGAGCACTACGTTTCTTCTTAAAGTCTTTAAGGGACATGCCCTCTTCAATTTCAAACTCCTCAGTTGCAACATTCTTAGCCTTACCCTTTCTATCTGGGTTTGGATCTTCCTGGTTCTTACGACGGAATGCTCTCTCCTCTTCTTTATCGGAGAGTTCTGCTTTCATTTTGCTGGAACCACACTTTGGTTTTGTGGTTTGTCCTGGTTGTTTTGCACAGGGTTTTCCTGCGTATTTACCACCAAGTTGAACCCAACCAGGGGTGCCATCAGAAGAGCGACTCTTAGTAAACCAGTCACGCAAAGAACTATCACCACTCTTGTTCCCCTCTTGGACTTCTGTGGATTCTTTTCTGAGTTTCTTTTCTTTTGCTTTACGTTCATCTCTTTCATACCAAGTTTCTTTTTTCTTAGGAGTCTCTTTGTTCTTTTTTGATGAAACGAACATGTGGACTTCTTCAAGTTCACTTCTCCAATCAGAATACTCTTCTTTCTTCACACAATTTGGATATCTCTTACCAAACATGGTCTTCATACCTTTCTTCTCATAACCTTTCCAACATTTTTCGTCAAGGTTTACCGATTCATCATAAACTTTCTTACCATCTTTAATATAACCAGATCCTTTCTTATCGTAGAAACGAATACCTTTAGTTACTCTAAGATCTGCTAATTCAGCTTTTCTTTTCTTTGAATATTCTTCTTTTTCTTGTTTCTTTTTATCTCTTTCTTTACGAATTCTTTTTTGATCTTCTGGGTTATCAATGTTTCTATATTTTCTACCACTCATAGAAGTAGAAATCATCTCAGATAATTTCTTTCTCCTCTTCTTTGATGTTGAACCACAAGAAGACTCGCTTACCCCGCCACCATTTGATTCTGAACCTTCACCATTTCCATTACCGTTCTTTTTACCTTCTTCCTCTTCCTCATGTTCCTTATCTTTCATGATGAGTCCACTTCTCATCATGTGCCAACCTTTAGGAATCTTTTTGCACTTCTTATCGGTCATGCACCAATACTTCCCTTTACCACAGTCTTCTTTATTTTTCTTATCTTCTTTCAGTTCATCTTTATGGTGATCTCCACCACACTCCACACAAGGAACCTTGCCACAATCACACTTACATTTAGATTCTTTGAGTGTGGATTTGGATACCCACTCCTTGAATGTACGTCTTGCCATTCTTATACTGATATTTTCCTATATTTTATTTAGGGAGATCCCCTTTCATCGATCCCTTAAGAAACTTTTGTAGTTCTGCAGTGGATCCTAAGAATACTGCATTATTAGTAACATTAGTGGGAGTAGAACCTTTTTCTTCTTTATTGACTTCTTTAACTTTCTTCTGTAGATCCATCAACTTATCTGCAGTATCTGCAACGTTTTTGATTAATTGTCCTGCAACTTCATATGCTCTAGGGGAATCCGATTCCTGTGCAAGTTCAAGAATACCATCAATAGCTTCTTGACCCTTTTCAATAATAGAATAGAGTTGTCCACGAGAATACTCATAATCCTTCTGAATTTGTTCTTCAGGAGTCTGAGTATTTTTTATTGCAGGTTTTTTTGATTGAACTATCTCCGATTTTATCGGAGTGCTCTCAATATCTAATGACTTATCAATATCTTCGAAACTCATATATCCGTTCCTTTAGTGGTACTATAAACTTTTCCATCACCGTAATCATAACGATATTCACTGAATCCGAAGTCATCGTCAAGATCAATTAGAGCATCATCATTACTATTAACTACGTTAACCGCAGTTCCAGATATATACTGACCTGCAATAGTTCTATCTTGAGCTCTATTTACAGTTAGAGTATTTCCAGAAATCTTACGAATATAAATTGATTCCTCACCAATAGCAATATATGACTTTTCTAATAGTGGTGTTGCATCTACAACATCAAATTGAGTTGTTTCTGAAGTGATGTCTTCTGACAACTGAGTAGTTGCGTCATTATCATAATCTTGAATTGCTCTAGGTTCAACAACATATCTAAGTTGTCTGGAAGCACTTACTCTATTAGTGTCAGTATAGTGATCCACTTGTACCTGTTTGATAAGAGCCTCGTTTGGACTTCCAACAGGTCCAAATAGATATGTTTTAGCTGTAAAATCTAAACTGTAAATTAAAACTCTTCTTGATGTGAAATCTCCTTCATATTGATCATCCATTGATATATTATTCAATATCATTGGAATATCCCTTTTTTCTCCAATAGATGATACTAAATCTACTGTTAGATTAAAATGTGGTTGGAAATATGGAAGAATCTGTTCTATAACCTGCAAAGCATCTTCATTCAACTTTGACATTATAGAAAGTTTAAAATTGACATTATATGGGACGGGCATGAAAACCTTCGTCATTTCATTTTTATCTTTATCTAATGACTTAAAAGTTTGCATGGTAGAACTTTTTCTACCAGGATCATAAGAAATACCTGTCATTTCAAAAGACATTCTAGGAAGAGTTATTGCAACTTCCTTTCTGATATTTGGAGACTGTTCAATTCTTGCTAAGAACTTTTGAATAGGACCATAAGCAATAGGAACAGCAATAATACTAAAATCACCACCCGACTTATCTTTGTGTTTTATTTGAATATCATTAAAAAGAGTACCAAAAGATATGATAGTCTTCCTCAAAATCTCGTGGTAAAAATAATTAGATAACATTACAATACACCATTTGTGCCTTATTTAATTATTTAGTATTCGCCGAATGGGTTACCTTGGCTGAAGTCAAGGAATGAATCTGCTTCAGACTCAATATCATCATTACTTGCATATTCATCCAAGAATTGGTTTGTCTGTACTGTTGAAACTTTATAACTTGCAGCAGCACCCACAATAGCTTCACCCTTCGCAAATGTTCCATCCACAACCGCAAGTTTCAGAACTCTATTTGTGTAATCCCATTCTTTAACATAACCAGTAGTACCTGTTCTGCTGCCAGTTACAACCTCGTTATATTCATAATCTCCAAAGGTTGGCGATGTTGGATTTGTAAGAGTTATTCCTGGAGTAAATGTGTATCCAGCTCCAGCATTTGAATAACGAATTTCAACAACAACTCCATCCGTATTGAGAACTGCCTCTGCTTGTGCATTGTTAATATTGGAGGAAACTCCGACACTGGATGGAATGAATATTTTATCGATGTATACCTTTGGAGTGGTTGTATATCCAACACCACCAGTAGTAATTCCAATAACTCCAAGTACACCAGTGTTTATAACAGCAGTTGCGATTCCACCAGAACCTCCACCACCAGTAAATGTAACTGTCGGTGGTACTGTATAACCAAATCCTGGATTTGTAATTAATACCCTATCAATAGACGACTTTTGATTGGCTGATCTACTTGTCATGATTGCAACAGCAGTCGCATTAGACCCGCCACTTGGTGCAGTAGAAATTGAAACAGTTGGCGCAAAATCATATCCAAATCCATCATTTAATAGATCAATATATTGTACAGACTTGGAATTTGGATCAGTTGATGCATATCCAACTGTTGCAGCAGCGGTAGTTGCTGCACTTCCAACCATTTGAATGTTATAGATGTTTCCAACTTCTTTGATGGATTCATTAATTTCTATACCACTCTCATCAACATTAGGTACATCAATAATCTCATCCTCATATTCAAATCTTTCACATCTAAGTTCATAAACGTAAAGTTGTTGTAGTTGATAGAATGGTTTTTTACCTTCTACATACTTAATTTCAAATAAAGATTCATCTAGAGGGAACCAAATCAAATCCCCTTCTTGCGGTCTGGCTGCATCTTTTCTATCCCCTTCAGGCCATAATTTTAGAAGAGGAATTATGAAATCATCATACCTTTCTTTCGAGATGACAAGATTGATTTCATCGTTATTTCTGATGCCAAATTTTGTCAACAACTCCCCATTCCCACTGAATCCATCAGTGTTCATAAGGTATGCTTCTATTCTATAACTATCATCAAATTTTGAAGCAGTTATCTCTTTAATAACACTATTTTCTCCAACAATTCTTCTAGGCATGTATAGGACATCTTGCCCATACATCTTGAGTTGTTCATTGATTAAATCTTGAACAAGCCTCTGTTCACTTGGAGAACCTTGTAAAAAGTAGGAATTGAGTGGTGACATATCAACCTATTAGATCCATTGGTGGTAATTCGTAATCAGTTCTGAGTTTCTGTTCTAGTTTCTCTACCTCCTGAACACCATCGTCATAGATCTGTCTACCATTAAGTTGAACTCCTCCAGGAAGAAGAACTCCTTGGAACTTGATCATATTCTGACCCCACTGTTTTTTAATCAATGCGGTTAAATACTTTTTCAACCACGAGTCATTGTAAAGTTTTGGAGCATCTGCACCATCCAAAAGTCTGTAACAATCTACAATTATGTACTCATTTTCACCAACTTCACTCCAGTCAATATCAAGATATAATTTGTGATTCTTCTTGTTGAAACGAATCTGTGCATTAGGATTTAAGAGGAAATCTAGATCTTCAAGATATCTCTTTACCATCGCATAGTTTAAAAGATCCAATGCACCGTAATAGTAAACATCATTCAAGAATAACTGATACTTAATATTGAAAAGTCCGTCAGATACTGTACTCGAATTTATCTTTAATACGTTATTGACTCCAATGATTGAGTCTGGAAGTGGTAGATAGTTTACTCCTTCAACATAATTGATCGAAGTCAATCCATCCCCAGTGACGGTTGCTGAAGTGGTTGTAGACACTCCTAACTGACTGATAGTATCTTTGGTTGCTGGAGTTAGTTTATGTTTTAGGAAAACTCTATCAATACCATCATAATGGTGTTCATGGAAATATTGGATGGCATCATCCATCAAATTATCAATTTGATCGTCGTCTACATTTATCTCTAAAACGGGCTTTCCTAACTGTTTGAGGCAATAGTCTTTCAACTCCGCTCTACTAGATGGCTGCGCCATAAAAAAATACCCCTAGTCCTATAGAGGTATTTATAAATTAATATCTAGATAATATCATTCAACAAAAGTACAATTCTGGAAGAAAGGGTGATTGGTTGTTAGGTGAGTATATGCATCAGAAATCAAATTACCCTCATCAACATATCTAACCTTGAAAATCATAGGTACATATGTTTCTGGGTTTCTTGACTGTTCATTTCCAACTTCATGCCATGGAGCATTCCATGCATCAGCAGGTCTTTCTGCGATTTGAGAAATAGGCAGTTTTCCTACTTCTCTATCCGCTTTTGAACGATATACGTCAACCGTAATATATCCATAGTTTCCAGATTCACCCAAGTGTTGTGGAAGGGGTCCGGGATCGGGGCCGTCAGCTAACTGGGTGACTGGAACTAGTGTTTTCCTGACCTTAACGGAAGTAATTACAAGGTATGGGTTTTCCCATTCATATCCTCTTGGATCCGTATAAGTCGGCATTGTTAAAGCCATGTGTTTACTCTCCTATCAATTTGGAAACTTTTTCTTCTAGAGATTCAACTCTTTCTCTCAAGTTATTTATAGAACCAATAGCGTAAGGAATCAGTCTATCCCAGGTGATTGTCAGGTATTCTTCATCATCAGCCTTTCTCTTGGACTTGTTGTAAACAACGAGATCTGGAAGAACTTCCTGCATCTCCTGAGCGACGAATCCGACCTCTTCATTTGGATTGACATCTTCATAAATTTCTTTCGCCTTGGCGTTCCAGTTGAAGATTCTCGTTCTGAGTTGAGAAATCTTCTCGATCGCCTCTTCGCCCGTGAAGTCACGGATATTTTCCTTGAGTCTTTCATCAGACCAACCAGAGTGGTAGTTGCCATAGACATACATTCTACCGTTGTGAGCGTGGAACTGCCAACCGTAGTCACCTCTGTGGATGCCACAAGAGTTGTAGTTCATCATCAGTTGCATGTTCTGCTGTTCGAAGCCTAAGCCCCACCAGCCATTTCTGTTACCATCAATTCTCCAGGAACCATATCTATTTGGGTTTGGATAGATATGAGCGCTATTGGTATCTGAGTACATACCAGTGGAGTTATCAACCCTAAACCACTTCTTCCTGAAGGTATAGTTGGATGGACCTGCGAGTTGAACTACAAGATCAGACATGTTGTAGTCGGTATATACCCTAGTTCCTTCGTAAGAACCAGCGTTTGCACCGAGTTTAATACCAGTGTGATATGCAATTCTTAGGTCAGGATATGGATAACTCCATCCACCACCCTCTTGGTAGATTGAGTAAGCTCTTGTGCTGTATCCACTGTTGCCACCAGTTCCCTTGAAGTCAATGTAACCAACCCAACATCTCTCATTGATCTGTATCGAGTTTGTGTTGGATGTGCCTGCAGGATCCATGTAGTAACCAGTGTTGTTACGATCATAGAATCTGTATGCGTAGACGTTACCTGCTTGGTAGGTGTCACCACCCATCGTCAGTTCCCATCTATTCGAGGAAGCAGACCAACCACCAATTCTGAATACGTTGTCAGTATCCAGACCCATATTGACTGCATAGTAACCACCCTTGTGGAAGGACATACCCGCGGCGTTGTTGCCAGTTGAGTACGCCTGAAGTGCGTAGTTACTTGTGTTACCTACGTAACTACCATTGTTTCTACGGAAGTAGTAGGTTCCCTCAAGGGATGGTGAGGAAGTCAAGTTATAGGCGGATCCATTACCAACTAGGAGTGCGCCGTTCGCGGGCGCGCCCGTGTTACCTGTACCACCCTTACTAATTGGTAGAACACCAGTTGCATTAGATAGTGACAAGTAGTAAGCACCAGTTTGACCACCAAGTTGAGCTGCGTCAACGTCACCAGTTGCAGAATTCTTAATTTGTACTTCACCATCTGTACCGATAGAGAAAGTTGATGACTTGAATTTCGCAACACCAGTGGTTGAATAGAGATCAAGAGTTGACTGAACTCTATTTGCAGTTAGGTTGATTTGACCGTAGAATGTGCTGAATCCTACTCCATAATCCGCGCTGGATGCGGTAATTCCGAATGGTTGTGTTGAACCGATTCCAACACTGGTAACTACCTTCTGGTAAGAAGAATTACCGTTTAGGAATGTGTCGGAGTTCGCAGCACCGTTACCCAATCTGGAAGGTGAGATAGTGCCGCTGATGATGTTTGCAGCGTCAATATCCTGTTGTGCGAGTAGTGACCAGTTATCTGCATCTGTCGATGAAGTATTAACAGTATCAGAGTATCTTACATTCTGTTCTGTAAATGTGATTGTACCCGCTCCACTTGCGCCAATTGCAACTGGGTTGAATGATACACCACCAACAGATGACTGAGCATCCGCCTGTGTCGTATGAAGTGTAAATCCGTTAACGGTGATTGAACCAAGATAGTAGAATGCGTTTGTATTAACTCCGATTGGAGTATTTCCAGTAACCCTTACAGCTGTTCCTGCGGAATATCCGTGATTGATGAAGTGAATTCTATCTTCTGCGGTAGAAATACCGATTCTGAGAAGTGAGTGTGTTCCAATTCCACTACCAGTTAGATCCTGTCTGTCTGATAGTAAGTAATTGGTGTGAAGTTCGACAGATGATAAACCAACTCTCTTAACATAGTAGGAGTTTTGATCAACAATGCCCGCGATATTTGTTCCGAGGTTTGTAGTGTACTTAACAACGTCACCGTCTTGTAAAGAGTGGCCAACTCCAACAATAATTCTATCATTTGAGAAGTCGATATCTCCACCAGTCTCTTGAGAAGTTGGATCAATATCAGTAATATTGTAATCAAGGTCAAGTGTGGTAGAAAGTCCAATAGCGTTTCCATCTGCAATGTAGTCAGAAAGAACACTACTTCCAACGAACTTATTGAAGTTGGTTAGTTTGAGGTAGAGTCTGGTTTCGACATCGCTACCAACCTGAACAGTGAACGCAGCACCACCAGAACGTCCGCCAACGTCTGCATCGGACGCTGTAAGTATATCACCACCTTCATACGCTTTACCACCTGTTAGAACGTCAACATCAATGACTGTTCCACTTGCGGAAACAGTAATGATTGCAGATGCACCAACACCAACACCACTAGAAGCTACAAGTGGTACTCCACTGTAAATTCCTGCATTTGAATATCCAGAACCAGCGTTCTGAATTGTTACTGTGTTGAGAACACCCTTAACAAGACCTGTTTGTCCGTAACCAGTATAATGTTTGACGGTAGTACCAACACCGACGCCATTTGGTGGAGTTGTTACAATACCAATTGCACTGGATGCAAGAGCACTAACAACCTCATCTCCGTTATTGAAATTATAATCCGTAGTATTGCTATCCAGAATCAAATACTGACTTACAGTATCATTAACAAGTACGAAGGAGTTCTCTGGTTCAACAACTGTGTCGCCCTGATTAATTCTAATAGGTGGAATTTGGTTAGCAAGAACGGTTTTACCATTTCCAACTAGAGTTCTTGTGTAGTTAACAATCTTAGGTGGAATCAAGTCAGCGTTAATCTGACCAGAAGAGTTCAACTGAACAACCGCATTAGGAATTGCATTCTGAGATACGGTCTTATCAATGAATGTTCCAAGTCTGTTTGCGAGGAAGCTTCTTACCGCTAACTGAGTGGAGACTCTCTTATTGAGTGGACCACCGAGTTCTCCTTCACCGAGATTGGTATCAGTTGAGAATTCTTCAACAGAAACACCACCAGAGAGGGAAAGTTTGATAGAATCCAGTTCTCCGATAGAAACCTTGTTGTTAAAGAAGATGTTACCAGTTCTGTTAACTGCGGTAATTTGTGTACCAATCTTAAAGTCACCAAGTTCGTTTGTACCAGAAGCGTAAACGCGACCACCGAGTTCAGAAACCTGTTCGGTTGTTCCATCACCTTTACCGCCGTTCTGAGGTAATGCGTTATAGTCAGTACCTGAACCTGAATATTCCCAGGTGTGTGCGGAAGAGTTAACAATAGATGGTCTGTGTAAATGACATCTGTATGTAACTGGTAGACTTCCAATACCCTGAATAACATTACCAGGTACTGTTGAATCAACTTTAAACTCAATGGTTCTGTAAGTTGTAACTCCGGCGATTGCGGTTACAGCGAAGGAAACATTTCCAGTGTTGTCAGTGATATTACCACCGAGACCACCAACACCTGCTCCCTCATCAAACATATATCTTGCACCACCAACTTCTTCAACCGAAACAACTAGTTTCTGTTGAGAAGCGTGATATGTTAATGCATAACCTGTTGCCTGACCACCACTTACGTTCTGTGTTACAAGAGAACCAGATTGGAAGAATGCAGTAGATGCGCCAACGAAAGTTAGTTCTTGATAGACATTGTGATTAGAAATAATCTGATCAACAATGAATTCCTGGTTATTCTTCTGGAAGGTATTGATACCAACTGGTAGAGGATCTTTAATATCAATTGGTTTTCTCTGCGACTCATCCTCGTAGAGTCTAAAGGTATTGGAATCGATATATTGTACATAGTAAATGTTTCCACTAACCAGTCCATTAATAACAACTGGTGGTTCAACCTGTTCGTTTCCTAGATATACGACAGAATCGCCTTCTTGGAATGGGTGACCTGTAACCGTAATGAGGTCAGTGTCAGTATTAATACCAACTGATGGGTTAACAGTAGCTTCTTGAACAATTGGTTTGAAGGTACTTGTCTTATCCTCAAAGTCATCATTGAGGAATCTTAGTACGTAGAGATCTTGATCACTTCTACCGAATCCAACGCACTTAAGTGTTTGCAATCCACCAGAAGTACCAGTTGCAGCAACGCGACCCTTATCAAAAGCGAATGCTTTTGGTGAGAATCCTGTTGCCCTTAGAGCGATATCACCGAAGTTGGTTGCGGAGTTGGTAATAGATAGATATCCACCAGACTGTGCAAGAGATCCGTAACGACAGAAGATTTGGAAACAAGAAACAACCTGTGAGTAACCGTCGTTGATGACCCTCCAACCAATACCGTCGAAGGAGATCATGGTAAAGGTTGCAGCAACCATCGACTTACCAAACTCAGGAGTATCTCCTACAGGTGGGTTCTCTGCAATTCCTTGAACTGGTGGGATGTTTGGAGACAGTACCTTGTCACCGTCAACCAGAATACCATTACCACCAAGAGAAGAAAGAATCGAACAGTTCTGAATATATGGTGACTTGTTAATCAGTGGTTTACTGAGTACTAAGTCTCCACCCTGCGTATAATAGTGCTTGACGGTGCTGATACCAGCTCTAATTGTTAGTTCGTTTGTATTTTCTGCCTTAAAGACACCAAAGTCAATTCTTCCGTCAGAATTTTCTTCTGGGTATGTATTTACTTTTTGTACCGTAGGAATAATACCAGCAGTACCACCAGAGATATATGTCTGTGCAATGGTAGAAATACCAGCATTAAATGTGAAGGTATTTGTGGTAACTCCAGTTATCTTATAACTAAATCCATCAGCGGATAGACCGGTTTCATTTCCGCCACCTCTACCAGCGGTTCCGTCTGGGAAGACAGTCGTTGTAATACCAGCTTGTGCATAACCACCAGAGGCATATGTATGTGCAATGGTAGAAATACCAGCGTGGAATTCAAATTCCGTTGAGCTATTAACCTTTGTAACTACAAATCTATCGTAACTTGAACCTACTGCGAATGCACTTGAACCTGGATAAGGGAATGTGGTTGATGTAATACCTGTCTGTGCAGTACCACCAGAGACATATGTATGTGCAATAGTGGTGATACCAGCATTGATTTCAAATTGTGTTGCACTATTGATACCACTAATGATAAATCTATCGTATCTTCCACCTACCGTATTTGGACTTGAACCTTCATATGGGAATGTGGTTGAAGTAACACCAGCGTGTTCTGATGAACATGAGAATTCAATTCCAGCAAGTGTAACTTCCTTACCAATCGTTCCACCATGATCAGCATCAGTGGTGATTGTGCAGATACCAGCTGCTTCATTGTAGTCAATTGCTGTAATATTGACTTGAGCATTTTGAGTATATCCAGAACATGTAAATTCAATATCTCCAAGTTTTACCTCTCCACCAACTTTTGCGTTGTGAGCGGCTGATGTAGTGACAGTTACAAGACCAACAACTTCATTATATACTACATTACTAATATTAACCTGAGCATTTGCAGTGTATCCAACACAGGAGAAGTTTAACCCCTCCAATGAGATCATATCGTTTTCATGCCATCCATGTTCAGTAGATACTCCTGTGTTAACAGTTACGGTGCAAATACCAGTTGTATTTGTATACTCACAACCAGTAACAAAGTTTCTACCCCAACCTTCATAAACGTGAGGAATTGTAGAAATACCAGCATTAATTGCGAATGTCTTCTCAGCTGAATTAATGCCTACAATCTCGAAAACATATCCATATTGAGATGTTCCATCTGGGAAAATGGTTGTAGTAATTCCAGCATGTTCCTCAGAACAAGAGAATGGGAGATTGTGTAGGTATACTTTATTACCAACGGCGTAATTTCTGTTGGTATATGAGGTGATTGTTGCAACTCCACTCAAATGATCATACTTAAAGGTAGTAATACCAGCTTCATCATAACCACAAGTAAATGCAAGACCAGAAAGTCTTACCGTATTTCCAGGATATAATTCGTGGTCTCTATCGGTTATGATTGTTGTAATACCAGAGGTATGCTCATAAAGTACCGAAGTAATTCCAGAAACTCCCGTTGCAGCATAACCAGTTCTATCAATTGCGTTATTGAATGGTTCGTCGAACGAGACGGAATAACCAAATGTATGTTGTGGAGCTCTCGAATCTTCATCGAGAAGATCGGTTAGTGTTAATCCAGTAACATAACAACCGTTTCTTACCTTAAATAGGTCTCCAGCTGCAAATTTAGGTCTAACAACAACGTTTCTTAGTGAGTCTGCAATAATGTTAACGTTGTCATAGAGAATGATTGGGTTTTCTTCAATGTAGTCACCAGATTCAACAAGAATTGTTGAACCAGTATTATAGAAATAACCCAAGAACGAAGCGATTTGAGCGCCTCTCTTAATCGTCTTAACTGGTAGAGTTCTACCATCGTTTAGATCATCACCAGTTGCCTGAGAAACATAAACGAGAACCTGAGAACCACCAGCTCCAGATCCTGTTGAGAATCCGATGTTTCCTTCACCATCAGTAGTTAATACTTGACCTTTCTTACCATCATCTGTTGGGAATGTTAGACCATTTAAGGTCATGATTCCAACAATATCTAAACTCTTGGTATTCAGAACATCGATATTAAGTGTGGTTCCAACATCTGCGTATCTTCTGATAGTGACTCCAGTGTCACCTACAGCAACAGCAGAACTTGAAGTTGAACCAATACCAATAGTAACTGCTGTACCTACTGTTGTATAGGTCGAAATCGCTACCAAAGTTCCAATTGTAATTCCTACACCAATAGTATCTCCAGCTCCGATACTAACTGCATCCCAAGTATCGGCAGTTACTGTGGAGATCGAAACAGGAGCTCCTGTAGTAAGGGCTGTTCCTACATTAGTGCCAAGAATTACAGCTTCAGCACCCGTTAAGATGGTACTAATTGCAACAACGGATCCAGCAGGAACTACTACAGTGCCAATCGATTCACTTCCAGTTGGAATTGTGAAGAATGTATTTCCTACACCTGTAATCGGTACATCTACAAAATACTGAGTACCAACTTGTGTGATTGTTGCAGAGTTACCGATTGCAATAAGAGCAGTACTATCTACATATACGACTGTAGCACCAATTCCTAACTCTAGACTTACTGCAGTGCTTGTTGTAACTCCAGAATTATATGGTGCAATTGAAGTTGTTCCGAGACCAACAATAGGAAGATTTACTGCGGATCCAGAAGTAAATGAGTTACCAATGGAAATTCCACCAGTTCCGAGAAGAGGAACTATTGTAGATCCAGAACCTACCGCTTCTTTAACTTCGGTTGTTAAAATTTGTTCGTTATATTCTTCTCCAGTGATTGTTAAGCCAACACCAGTAATAGAAACATTAGTGATGCCATAACCAGTTAGACTGATTGAGTTTCCAACAGAAACAGCAGTGCCACCTTCAGTAATTTGAGTGGAAAGTCCGATAATAGTCGAACCAGCACTAATAGTTGTTGAAATTGATGTATGTAAGTACGTTAGATTCTGTGCTGGAATTGTGAGAGATCCAAATCCAACAATCTGTACATCATTGAAAGCAGTACCGATACTTACATAGTCACCTACTTGTACACCATCAGTGTATGCAAGACCGATAAAGTTAGTTCCGATTCCAAGATCAGCTGTAAGAGTTGTTTCGAGAGTAAATGTAGTTGTACCGAAACTTGTTACAGTTAACTTATTAAATGTGGCTTCAGTACCACGAGTTTCCGTTACCGTCGCAATTCCACCAATATATGCGTCTTGATCTACAACGAAAGCAGTATTTCCCTTACCTACGGATACATGCCAATTGCCAAGAGGATCGGCCTCAGTAGTTTCTGTTCTAATTCCAGCAAAATCAACTCCACCTATAATTGTTGATTCTTTCTCAATAGTTACCGGTCCACCGACCGTCATTATTCCAGTAACTAATTGGGAACCATTAACAATAAGGGTTGTATCTCCATGACCAACTTTTACATCCCACTCTGTTAACGAATTGCCTACAGCTAGGGTGTTAACACCAACAACTTCAAATATACCTCCGAATTTCGCATCTGGAACATTTCCAAAGTCTACTCTTGCTAGTTCATAACCTCCTGTTGTAATTCCGTTATGAGCGACAACTGAATGAGTGTCTGTATTAAACGTTAACTCACCTTCGGCACCCGTAAAAACTGCATGTTGGGCGGTAGTACCCCTTCTTATCTGTACCTGCTTAGTCATGGAAATACTTAATGACGGTTTATCTTCTTCATTTATTTATACTTTAAATTATACATACATAACTTCTTGGAATTTGATAAGGATTATTGATAGTAGATCCATCAATCTCTTCGACATAAATTGTTCCGACGCCGATATAGGTAGATTTGCTGAGAGATTCGAATCCACTTCCAAATCCAAACAATGTTCCTGTAGTGTTCCATACTTTTTGTAGGGAACTTGTAGACGAACCGAGGACGTTGATCGTACCAAAACCATCTGGTGATGGAATAAAAGCAACATCTGGATGAACGAGTTGACCAGAAATTGTAATAATTCCCGAACCAGTAACTGGTATTGAAGTAATCTCTGCGGTAATTGCATTTCCGTTGAAGGTGAATAGTCCAACGCCAACTGCGGAGAAGTCTGACTCGACTGAAGTGATCGCGGATCCAGAAATTTGTAGAATGACTGTATTTTCTGGAGTCTGTGCGCTGTAGAGACTGTCGGAGCTGGATATTGCGAATAGAGATCCAGATCCAATGTAAGTATCGCGCTCGCGGGCGGCCGCCGAATCTGTAACGAAGATAGTACCAATTCCAGACTCGGAGTTGGTAAGTTTGAGATCTTGGAAAGTTCCAAATAATGTGAAGAGACCAGTTACTATCTCTGTATAGAGAGCAGTCTCGGAAGTATCTGCATTTCCAGAGATATTGAACAGAATTGTATCTTCTGGTGGATTTGCAACAAACGATACATGTGCAGAACCCTGTTCATCTGATGTAATTTCATCAGAATCGACAGTATCACGTACAGTATCAACTGTTGGTTTGTTGCCAATTACAACTTCTCCACTTCCTACATAATCTGCAGTTGTAGATTCAATTGCATCACCATCAACATTGATAGTACCCGAACCATCAGGAGCTGGGGTATATTGAACAACAGAAGCTCCAGAGAATGTAGCTGATCCACTACCAGTGTATGGTTGTCTGGTGAATGATTCTTTAGCGTCTCCAGAAATTATAATATTAGCAGTATCTTCTGGAGTTTGTGCAGAGTAGGCTTCCGCTGCTCCAGACAATGCAGATATTGTTCCAGATCCAAAGTAAGATTCGGTATTTCTTTCGACACTTCTGTCTGAGACATATACTGTTCCAATACCAACCCAAGAAGAAACAAACTTCTCGACAATTGGTGCAGTCTGTGAAGAGATTGTGAAGAGACCAGAAGTTCCTGGATCCGCATCATCTCCATAGAATCCAAAGACATTGATTTCTGCAGTATCTGCAATTCCAGAGATATCAAAGAGACCAACACCAATCTCTGTTGCAGGAGTAAAGCTCTCAAATGCACCAATTTCGACACCTTCAAGATCTCCATTTGCGGTAGTACCAATACCGAGAACATAGATACTACCTTTACCAAAGATTGGTAGAACCGCTCTGGTGAATGCAAGTCCTTTATCATCATTGATTCTGATGAGTCCAGTTCCAGAACCAGGATCACCAATGAGAGCATTTCTTGGGTAGATTGGTGAATAATAATGAGTTTGAGCGACTCCAGTTGTAATTGTAATTGGACCAGAGTCTCCAATGTAAGTTGATCTTGTGAAACTCCAAGATCTTCCAACACCTGGTCCGCCAGGATAAGTTTCGGTATCTTGTGGGCTAAGTCCATTAACAGTAAAGACTGTTCCAAGACCAGTATAAACATCAGATTCAGATTCAAGTGCAGTACCAGATATCTGAATACCAGTTGTACCGACACCAATATTCTTCTCAATACCATAATGTGGAGTGAGATCAATATCTGGATGATTGAGTTCGCCGTAAATTGTGAAGAGTTGAGTTCCATCTGGAGTATCTCCAGTGAACCTTTCGACTGCAGTTCCAGAGAATGTCGCTGTTCCAAGACCGACATAAGACTCTGCATCTCTTTCGAGAGCATTGCCAGAGATGAATATAGTGCCAAGTCCAACATAAGAATCAGTCTCACTTTCAAGAAGAGTTCCAGAAAGTGTAATTGGATTTGTTGTAAATCCAGCATAAGAATCAGTTTCAGTGTAGAGTGCATCACCACAGAATCTAATATTACCACCACGACGACGACCACTACCGAAGTCTTCAGTCTCACTTTCAGAAGCGGAACCAGAAATCGTAATACTTCCAGAACCAGTATATGCTGGTTGTAGATCAATATCTGGATATAGGAGTGGAGTTCCAGAAATTGTTATTGATCCGAATGGATACAATGTTGTTGGAACTTCAGAAACAACTCCAAATTCCTCAGTATTCTCATTTGGAATCTCAGTAACAAATCCATAATCGGCCGATAGTGCCGTAGTTGGATCTGTTATTAGACCATAATCAAATAGTTGTTGAGAATCATTAAGAATTGAAGATTCATTATAAGATCTAACTCTAGATTCATCGAGGACTCCGGATATAGTTGCGGTATCCGAAACAACCAGGTCTGGACTGAAGGTAACATGTGCAGATCCAGAGACATTGATTGGTCCAGATCCAATAAATTCTGGAGTGTAATCGAGAATAGCGGATCCAGAAATTACAAATAGTCCTGCTAGAACTTCACTCGAAATACTAGACTCTTCAGCAGAACCGAGAATGGAGATGGATCCATATGGATATACATCATCAATTGCTGGGAATCCAACCAACCATCCAAGATCATCAGTTTGACCATGTACTTCAGTAATTACTCCATAATCATCCGTTCTAGTATGTCCTACAGCAATCACGCCATAATCAGGATCACCAACTATCAGTACAGACTGCTCAGTATATCTGTGTGTTACGGACTCTAGTTTTTCACCAAATCCGAAGAGAGTTCCTGTTGTATCATCTGGACTAAAAGTACGACTTACAACACCCTCTGCATAAATGTTGACATTTCTGTATTCGACATCTGCAGAACCACTGACTGTTAATCCACCAAATGGAAGGACAGTTTGAACATCAGAAATTAATCCACCATCATCCTGACCAATAACAGGATCAGTGATCAATCCATAATCAACAACATTTGTTACTGCATCTGTAATTAAACCACTATCTGTGGTTATGAGTATAACTGCAGATTCATTGTTATAATCATATGTTGCAGACTCATCTGCAATTCCAAGGTTGAATAGAGATCCAGATCCAACTTCAGAGTGAACTGCAGGAGCATCATAACTTCCTGTCAGTTTGATATTTGGTTGTTCTGTAGTATCGTCAAATGTCTCTGTCGTGGAATCTAGACTTATAGTTCCAGAATCAAACGATAGGTCATAACGTTTCTTATTAATTTCTGGAGTATATCTTACACTTTCATCCTTGATTCCAGAAATGCTAATGACAACTGTTCCTTCTGGAATCTGACCTGGATTAGAAACTAGAGCATCACCAGAAATTGTTATTGATCCGAATGGATATACGTCACCAACCGCTGGGAATCCAGTAACCCATCCAAGATCGTCTGTTTGAGAATGCGTTTCTGATACTAATCCATAATCGGAAATAGTTGTTGCTCCAACAGAAATTTGTCCATAATCTGGATCACCAACTATCAATACAGCTTGATCAGTATATTCAAATGTTCTGGACTCTAGTTTTTCACCGAATCCAAATAGTGATCCAGATGCCTCTGGATTATGGATAACTCTATATTGTCCGGATCCAGAGAAGTTCTTATTAGTCCAATCAGTCTCAGCAGAACCACTAATGGATAGTCCACCAAATGGAACAAGAGTTTGTGCAACGGTAATTAATCCATCATCTTCTTGTCCAGTTGGTATTTCCGTAACAAATCCATAATCAACAATACTCGTTACTGGTTCCGTAATTAATCCACTGTCAGCGGATTCTAGGATTAGAGCCGCGGAATCATTATAATCATAAGTAGTGGACTCTATTCTCTCTCCAAATCCGAAGAGAGTTCCTGTTGTATCATCTGGACTGTAACTTACTCTATATTCACCTTCTGTATCACTACGTGAGAAGTTCTTGTTAATCCATTGTGTATCTGCAGAACCACTTACAGATAAAGATCCAAATGGTTGATCGGAAGATGTTACCTCAATCGTGAGGTAATCATCGCTGCCAGTTATTGCAGTTTCATAGACAAATCCATAATCTACAATCAAAGTAACTGGTGATGTAATTAATCCATCATCGATTGTTACAAAGACATTTTCGGAATTTAAATTGTAATCGTATACAGTAGACTCTAGTTTTTCACCGAATCCGAAGAGAGTTCCTGTTGTATCATCTGGACTGTAACTTACTCTATATTCACCAGATGCGTTATAAGTTCTGATATCATCAGGTGCTTTTACAAATGCAGATCCAGTTATGTTGGCAATAGTACCAAATGGTAATACTGGAGATGAATTTATAATTAATCCAAGATCATCATTACCTTGACTTACTTCTCCAGTTATAAATCCATAATCAGCGACAAATGTTACACTATCAGTAATTGATCCATCATCATCCTGTACAAATGGAATTACAGTTGGGAAACTATAATCATATCCTACAGATTCTTTAGCTATTCCAGTATTTTGAATATCAACAGTTTCTTCTGGAGTATTTGATATCAATAAATCTATCGATGATCCAGTTAGTTTAATATTCGGTTTTGGTTCACTAGCATCAAATGTTAATGATGTATTGTCGAAGGTTAGTAGAGTTGAACTTGTATCATTTTCATATTCCGCTTCATCGATTGGAGGATCAAAGGAAACCTCTTCTATACAAGTTCCAGAGACCTCTAGTAGTACCGTGTTTATTTCTTTAACAAATGCAGAATTATTTGAGACTCCTGATACCTGTATCAGACCTGTAGCAGCTGGAGTGTTCTCTAATATTTCTGTAGATCCATAATCTAAGTGTTCTTCCAATGGATCTGTAATAAATCCATAATCTACAGTACCAGTGACCGATGACGTAATTAATCCATCGTCTTCGGTTAAAAACTCTACATTTGAATCAGGATTGGAATAATCGTATGATCTTCTTTCAGTTATGAATCCGGAAGATAATAGATTTGCTGTACTTAATTCTTCCTGTGTAATTAATTTAGAAACACCTTCGCCCTGGAAAGAAATTGTTGCGACATTTTCCGGGACGTTATATACTAAAAATTCTATCCCAAAAGAACTAAATCTAAGTGTGGGATAATCGCCAATATATTTTTTTATTAATCTAGAATCTGTTTCGTCAGATAATCTAAGTGTTGGCGTCTCGCCAATATATTTTTTCGATAAGTTACTTAAAAAGTCTTGACCAGATACTACTAGAAGTGGGCCTCCTACTGCGCCGCCGCCCCAAATTTCTGGATCTGGTTGTCCGCAATCTGCATTATAGTGGAAGGTATTCACGAAACACCTCCACCCGAAACATCAGGTATTACTACTCTCTTCATATCATTGGAAAGTTGGAACAGAACACTGAATCCAACCCAACGAAGAACAATTCCGTAGAAAATAATTGATCTGGAGTTAAGATCAAGATATTTCTTAAATACGGAATTGATCTTCTTATACTTTGTACTACCACCGCCGACTTTAACGCCACCAAAAGGAGTTAGTGTCTCATTACAATCTATAGTATACGAATCTTCTTTTGAAACAATATCATCATCTAAATTTCCACAGTCGATTACTTCCCAAGAAGAGTCAGTCAAAAAACCACAATCTTCTTGGGAATATTCGTTAATAGTAGATGAATTATACTCGTAAATATTCATCCTTCACGACAATAAAAGACCTATTAATGAAAAAGGGGATTGCAGTTATTACAATCCCCAAAAAATCAATTATATAATTATTTATTAATCAGTCAAGAGCGACGTTTAGAGTGATCTTGATTTGGTCTCCGTTGTTCTGAATGCTGTAAGGACCATTTGTGAATCTTTCAGCATACATGATTGAACTGTAGAGGGTGCAGGTATCAAGTCCAACAGCGGAATTCATTGTTGGTGATAGTGCAGGTGAAGTATAGAACTCATCTGCGTTTGGTACACTGAATACTTGATAAGTACCAGATGCGGTTGTGGTATTTCCTGTTCCAGCTGCAACGTAGATAACGTCTCCAGCAACTAGTTGGTGACCAGTTGCAGAAATCTTACCATAACTGAATGTTACTGTAGGAGAAGTAGCAACCTGAATGTTATCGAGTAGAGCTTTATCTAAGTAGACAACCTTAAGAGCTCTGTCGATACCGATAACGGTTGATCCAGTATCAATACCAGCATTACCACCAACAACCATTCCAAGAGTGATGTCGTCAACACTTTGATCTGAATCGATTGTGATGTATTGGTTTCCAACGACTCCAATTACTGGATCGGTGTTATCACCTTTGGATACAGTTGTTCCAACGCCTACACTAGCACCATGAACAACACCTTGAACTGCAACTGGCATATTATTTGCACGGGTTACATAGTAACCATATACATCTCCTGCGTCACCAGTGAATGTGAAGGTCTGTTCTGGATAGGTTGCGGTTGTACCCGAACCAACGTTATTAATTCTCCAACGAGATCCGTTTAGAAGAATGCCTGTCTGTGATGTGTAATTTTGATCGGTTCTGTTATTTACACAATATGGATAACCTGTGGAAGGTGCATATCCATATGCATTAGTATTACCAACTCCATATGGCTCATAATAAGCGGTAGCAGAAGGAACATCCGATTCCGCTGGAGTCGTGTTACTAGTGTAGAGTTTGAGAACGAGATTTCTTGGTGACTGGTCAGCCAAGGCAGCAGTATGATTATTTTGTGCAATCAAATACCTTAGAGACTCAATTTCCCCAATATTAGGAACTAATAGTGCCATTTAAACAACTCCTTACAACTTTGGTGACGTTTTAATTTAACTATCTTTATTTATAATTTTAATTTTAAAGAGATTAGAAATCTATTAATGTTATTCACTGCAATAACATCAAACGTCAGGATGTCTCCGGCTACTATTGATGTATCCCAACTATTTAGGACATCATCCTTTACTTTTCTTGAATTGGAAAATTGTGGATATGTACCCCCAACGATTGAAGTAAATGTTGGAAAATTTGTATAATTTGATTTTTTAATATCCAAAGTCAAATCACCTTGTTGATCCGAAAATATAGTGAGAGACTCAATAATTCCACTAACATCTAATGTTACGGATCCTTTATTTCCAGCCAGCATTGCAATAGATCCACTATCGACAATGTAATTAACGGTTCTTGTTAGATCCGCTGTTGTAGCTAAAGCAACTACAGTACAATTTTGTCCATTGGTTGGTGGATTGGTAAAAATAATATTACTACCGGAGATAGTGAAATCTTTTACTGGTTTCAATATGGTATTATTTACCATCACCAAAAGTTGTTGATCATTGATAGGTACATATGGTGTACCATCTTTAGCCAGAGCAAAATTAACCGTAGATCCATCAAATTGCGAACTAATATCATCTAAAATGATATTTCCATATTGTATAGATTTAGTTGGAATTTCATAATCTACACCAATCCTATATGGACCAGGTTCGTTTAATGTTACTATGTAATCCGACATTATGATACTCCTGGAGTTACTAGAACATTACCCTGAACAGCTCTACTTCTGTAAGCATTCGGTGAAATCAATACAACATCATAAACATATCTACCACCTTCTATAGCATCAGTAGCACTGTATCCCATAGAAATTCTGACCTGACCATTTAGTCTATCTGGAAATTCTATTGTCAATGGATACGCAGTAGAAGATGATGGATGTTTCCTTATAGAAGAAATTCCAGTGTATCCTGTCAGATTTAATGGAGCATTGTTAGAGTTATTGATGGTAAAGGTGGCTTGAAAATCTACCCCCTGTTCAAGAACTAAATTTACATTCCTTGCCGCCATTATTAGAGTCCGTTTTTTAAGTATTTATGAATTAGATTGCAAATGAGAAACCAAATCTTTCATAAGAGATTTCAATTCACTCAATTCATTCTTAAGTTCATCTATCTCACTGATTTTTTGATCCATTTTATTAATTCTTTCAATTTCTTTTAATTTTGCTTCTTTCAATTCCAAATATTTGTTATAGTCAGTGTCAGATGTATTAATCACAGCATTCGATTTATTATCTCTATAGAGATTTTTGTTTCCTTCTACTGGTGTAAGATCCATAATATCAAATAGTTGAAATAACTCTAAAGTCCGAAATTTGAGGTACAAATGATGAATTAGTACCTGTCATCATGATTTTTATTTGGAATCCATTAAACTGTGGTAGGTTATTAGCTGTAAATTCATAAGATTTAAAGTCTTCCTCTGTAACTGAAGCGGGAACAAACTTATCAGGCAGTCCATTATTTTTTGCAGAATTAATAACTTGACCATTAGCATCAAGATTATCATATCCGGGAAACAACTGCCATAACTGAGAAGTTTCTGGAACATCCGATCTAAAGATTCTATAACATACTCTAATATCATTCGATACATCTCTAAAGGCATCAAAGAATACTTTTATACTATCTGAAACTTTTTCTAAGAGAACAACGTTACTCAAATAAGTTGTTGCACATGGATCAGCATTCAGTGAATTAACTCTTGGATCTGTTGCATAGTTTGTAACTTTAGAATTAAGTCTGTTTGCGACAGTAATCAAATTAATTCTATCCAAGTCAATCATTGGTGAAACTTTTTCATCCTCAGTACTCATGATCAATTCCATAGTTAGAGACTTACTACCTGGAAGATCAGATAAGTAAGTATCTTCATTAATCTGAGAAGCAATTATTCTAGGAGTTTCAAAATAATTATTATCATTTAAGGCAACTTCAACGAATCCTTGATCAACGTATGCAGGTAATGTACTATCTGGCGAAGAACCACTTATTGTTCTCATTGTAGATGATACATTTGTTTGTTGAGGCAACATTATAGCGAAATTTGGTCTAATAATATTGAACGGTACGTTCTGAGTCGCTTTTGGTCCTTTTGGTGATAGTTCTAATGGAACTGTATCATAAGATCCACAAGATTTGTTTGATCTCCAATACAATGCGGGAAGACCAAGAGGATTACCTGGAGTTCTATCAATACCTCTACTATTCATACCAACTCTAATGTAGTAATAATCCAAATCATTTGGATAAGTTACCAAGTCACTGTCAGAGAAATTATGGGTCTTGTTAATTCTTCTCAGAGAAACTCCATTTAATTCATATTTAAATATTGGTAATTCAAGTGGGTAACTTCCAGAAACAGAATTATCAATATTTCTAGTTATTCCAGTCAAACTATTGGTAGAAGTAACAACTCCAGTATAACCAATAACTTCACTATCAACCAAGATGTAACCTGGGTTTACGGAAGAAACTGGAACATTCTCAAAGCTTGTAAATATTCCAACGTTACTAACAACAATACTTTCTGTAGATGTAGAATTATATGCTGCTTTGAGAGTTTCTGGTTTCAAGTCTGGTTCTAGTCCAGAAAGAGTTACCTTATCAACACCAGAATACATTCCGTGATTAGTGTGAGTAACTTTGAAATGTAATCCATCCGTCAAATCATCAATAGTATTAACAGTTGCACCAGATAAAAGTGATGTGCCACCTGTTCCAACATAGAATAAACTATCTATTGTATTTTGAGTTAAGGAACCCTGAACATTTGTCACTATCAAAGAGTTGAATGCGGAAATTACTCCAACATTATTAGGAATTGTAAGTACTAGATTGTCACCGAGTCCGTCAGTTTGTGTATAATTTACCTCTAAAGCATCACCAAATGCATATCCAGTACCACCAATAGAAACGGTTGCCGCTATCGCAACTCCATTATCAACACTAATATTGACCTTTGCACCAAAACCAGAACCAGTTATAGAAACCAAATCTACATTGGAATATGTCTTAAAGTTGGAAGTAAATCCAATTCCAGCAGAAGTTACTGACAAAGTACTACCAATTCCAATGGCTCCAATAACACTCTTCAAGTTTGAAGTAAATAGTGAATTATTACTTTGGAGGACAGTAACTCCAGGAGTCAATCCACTAACTTCAGTTGAACTTAAACTCTTAGCCAAACCAACAAGGACAGATTTAGAAATCGTGTCAAGTGGATTTGTTTTTAGAGTTGCAATTTGATTATTACCAACATCTAGTTTAGGATTATAGAATCTAACTGTAGAAGGTTCTTTAACAAAGTTTGCTCTATATAGAGTCAGTTTCAAGTCTTCCAACTGGCTAGGATCCCAAGTTGCACCGTTTTGAGATTTAAACAGAGAACCTAGTAGTGGTTGTTGCGACACCACGATCTTCTGCGACTCTGGTAAATTCAATGTTGTTACATCTTCTTCTCCCATACGAGAGACCCAAACTTTATACTCGTTCGATGCAGAAAGTAGAACTATACAATAAGAATTTCCAGTTTCTAGATATACTGGGGATGGGAAAGTAAAAGTAGTTGGAGTTTTACCATCTTCAGATAAAACTACCTGACTTGGATCTAGAACAACTTCTCCGAAAGGAACAATAGTTGTTGTTGGTAAACCAGTTTGCATGGTTCTAATTTGACAGGTAACTGGCAAATTATTTGTGTCTTTCGCTTGGAAGAATATATCACACTTGGTAATAAATACACCATTTTCATCAGGAACCTCAAAGGATTGTGCAAGAGGGTCAACCCATCTTGTTTGTTTTACAGTACGATTATTAAATGTTGTTCCTGCTCGTAAGTTTGTTGAAGTGAAACTGAAAGTTCTTTCTTCACTTCTATCGAGTCTTTCAATATTTGCATTTCTTGTTCTTAGAGTTAACTCCTCTTCAGTATTCAATGTTCCCGAAGAAGTAAATTTAGTATCACCTGTACTATCTGTTGAACCTACGATAGTGGCATTGGTGTCACTAGTTGTAAGAACAAAAGTTTTTGTTCCAGTTTCAAACGATGGAGTAGATTGAAGTTTAGAGTTTGGAATAAACAAGGAACCAATTAATGTTCCGGAATTATCAGTGATCAACCTAATATCCGTTACTTTAGCAATAGCTTTGGAAGTTTCTCCTTTCAATTGCATATTTTTAACGATATGTCCATAAAATCCAGAAGCAGATTGCAACTCTAAAGATGCTGTATCGACATTTAATATTTTAGAAGTTGTTGAATATGAAGAAGGAATAGTTTGAGTTGGTGCATATGGACTATTTGTAAAGACTTGATCTGCATTCTTATATGGACCATACTTATGATTAGGTGATGCTAATCTAAATCTAATCGAAGTTGTACCCAAAGTACCAGTTACTGTTTCTCCCGTAGAGAAAGTGCCACTCTCCATCTCAATTTCAATGAGTTTTGGAACGACATATTTCATCATATCAACATTATCAAAGAAACAATACAACTTAGTTTTTGGTTTTAATCGTTTCGCTATAAATTCAATGTTTCTAGATCTCATTGTGTGAATGATATCTGTAGCGATTATAGATTTGCCTAAGTTAACAGTATCATATTTTTCACTAACCTTATATTGAATACCTTTTCTAGCTTGACCACCAGTTGTTAGTGTGGTCACATTCGTAAATGTGGTAAACTGATCTCTGATTGTCTTTGTAGTTGTAATTGGAACACCACGACCTCTTTGGTATCTTCCTCTACGTGTGCTCTTACCAATAGTTTTACTTCCGACTTTGATACTTCCCATGTTTTGACGACTCACCTCCCTGGTGCCAGTCCAGGTAGTTTCCCATGCTCCCCAGTCAATTGGAGATAATCCTGTGTTACTATCAATACCCAGTTGTTGTATTGATTGAGAATAATTACCCTCTTGGTCTACAGTTCGTTTTGTCAACTTAGTTTCTACCCAAGTATCAGTTGCGGGATTTAGTTCAATAACACCAATCCAGTTAACAACAGCAAATGGATTAACGTTTTCGATTCGTGTTGCAAAAGTATTCTTCAGGAATTCTACATCAGAATATTTTAAACAAACAACATCACCAACTTTAACTGTATTTGGACTTCCCAATTCCTTGACGAATCTCAAATCAGCATCTGGATTTGAATTACTAGAAGTTCCTACTACGGCTTCAGAACCTAGAAGCATGTCTAGAGAAGTTGTATAATGTTGAGCTCTCAGAACACCTTCTTTAGTATCAATACTACACTTGTGTTGAGGATTTCCTAAAGAACCACTAGATACTGATTTGAAGTTATCTACTAAGAATCCGCACTTAAATTTATCTAATTGAGTAGAAGAATCTCTTATAGTTAGATTTTTTGTATCAGTTTCAAGTAAAGATAGGGAGGAATAGTATTCAACATTTCTCACTCTATCTTCAAGTCTGGAAATGTCTTGCATTCTATAACGTTTATGCGAAGACAATTGTACTGTTACATCATTAATATCATAGACATATGGGGACATTGAAATTGTGGCTACTTCCAATGCATTGTCCACTGGTGGTGGAGAAATTGGAGTTAGTGATGGGACTCCTTTTGTAATAAAGAATTCTCCATATCTGTTTAGATATAATTTATCAACTCTCGCAAGATAATAATTATAACTTAAGAAAAGACTCTTATCTTTAGCGAAATTATATGGTGTAGAATTTAATGTTGTGGAGAACTTTCTAGCAGCGAATTCAAATGGAGAATATGGAGTGGTTGCACTATCATATGGTACAACTCTTGGTCTAAGGTCAATGATATCACTGGATCTATAATAATCAATTAAAGGTAGTTCTTCGGAATATCTTTCACGATCATAAGAACTTACAGTTACAAAATCTCCATCATCATTTGGATCAATATAGTAAGCATTATAAACTATTTTTAATCTTCTCGAAGGAGCTGATACATCTGGTTTTCTTGTTATTGATGAAAAATCTGCAAGTTCTACAGTTTGTCCAGATTCAAAGATAAAATCAGATACAATGTTTCTATCACCTTCTATCAATAGACTCAACTGACCCCTTACATTAGATTCGCCAAAAAGAATTTTTTCGCCTTGTATGAAGGTATTTTCATTGACATATAAGAAATCAACTCTATTTGTTCCATTCGTGGATACAAGGAATCCCATAGCATTACTTGTCAATCCATAAATGATTTCACCTTTAACCGTATTTAAAATATTTGCATTGAGATCAACGATTTCTAACTTAGGTAAATCAGCGTCATTTTCATCAGATGATTCATAAACTCCCAATACCGTAACTACGTCTGGAACATTGAGTGATATTCTATCGTCCTGAACTCTTGTTCCATAATAAGGACTAAATGTTAGTCCATCAGCAATAGTAGTCGCTCCCACTCCTGATGAGTTATTATTAGAACTTCTAATATCTAAAACAGCACATCTATTATAGATTTTCTTTTTAGACTTTAATCTTCTCTTTCTTAATGTAGCTGTTAATGTTGCCGTTCCATTTTGAGACAAGTTAACGAGGGTGATAGTTCTTGCATTGGTAATTGAGAACTGACTCGAAGACATTGATTCTACAGTGCCATCATCATATACCAAAGTATAATCTTCTTCATCAAATGGTTCTAAAGAAAGGTTAGTATCGCTTTCCAATGTTGCAGTTAATCCATTAGAAGCAATAGTTACTGGATATGATTTTCTAAAGACTATTTCACCTTCGGAAATATCAACACTTGCAATGTTTTCATGTTCAAGTTCAGCAAAGAAAAATGCATTTCTTGGATTTAATAGTGTTGGAATTCCTTTAGTAACACTTGTTTCCAGTTCACTTGTTGGCAATGATCCATTATTTACACCAGTGACACTTTGAGTAGCTTCTATTTTTATAGACTTTGCAGCAGCATTTACTTCAGTTACTCTGTTATAAGTTGGATTGGTTTGTCCTGTTTTTGTATAAACAAAAATATCACCAGTATTAATTCCTACACCAAAAGTTGAAGTTGATGTAGTTACTGTACTAATTCCACCAGATGCTGGTGAAATAGTAAAATCAGTTCCAGGAGGACCAAGAGGAATTAATCCATTAATTATAGTGTCTGCTGTAAAAGTTGTTGTTACTCCAGTAAATCCAACAATTTGTCTTACATCACCCAAATTATAATCTCTAACTGCACTTACAGTTCTAGATACATCTTCCCCATTTATTTTTAATTGTTCACCATTATTAAATTCACCAACAGTTTCATATAAAACTATTTGACTACTATCATTAACATCATAGGCTAAAAATCCAGAAGCTGAACTATTTTTACCTTCAACAAAAGCAGGTAGAGATTGAGTGAGACTTGCGTTTAATTGTAAATAAGTATAAGTTTGGAAATCGTAAGCAGATACCTCAAAAACGCTGGAGTTGTCCGAATATTCTGCATTTTTTAATTTTAAATCATAAACTCTAGCTACACCAACAGGGATACCGGAAGCTACACCATTAGTAACAGTTCTCTGAGAGTATAGAGTTACAGTGCTAGTTGAACCAAATCCAACAGGAACAGTTCCATGTACACGATTAATTTCTAGTTGATTTCCTAAACTAAAAGGAACTGTTGTATCTTCAACGAGTTCCGTAGTTCTTGGTTTTTCTAAGTCAGCATTTACAGTTATAAGAGTTTCTACTTCATACCCTTTAACGTAAGCTTTTCCAGGAGAAATCTGAAGACTCAATAAATCATCAGAAGGCACATTTCCTTGTTTTGTTAGTTGGTCAGATCTATAAACACCATTATTTCCAACACCATTATTTAAAGACTCTTTTGCAATTACACTAAAGGGTTTAACATAATAATCTCCAGATTCATCATTAGTTCTTCTAGCCAATTCATCTGTTATTAAAGTAGATACATCCTGTTTTATTGGAACTTTTTTGATAATTCCATTCTCAATTCTAACTAACTCAACAAAGTTTTCGTCATTAAAGTCTGTTAGTGATTTCTTTATTAAGGTAGCAGTTATTCTTAGTCTATCTGCACCTGGAGCAGCAAAGTTAGAAAATCCTCTTGCATTATCAAAAAGGTCTGCATTTGCCTGAGAAGGCATAGCAATATCTTCAAAAATAGACAGACCAACTCTATAAGAAGGTAAATTGCTATATTGATCTAAAATTACAGTCTGTGGAAACACATCAACAAAGAATCCACGAATAAAATATACGCCTTCTTCTATCTTAATTGCAGATCCAGTAGCAGTAGAATCTGCAATAATAGTGGTAGCAAAGGAAGACTCTAGTTTAATAACACCAATTCCATAGTCGATATTTTCTAGAACAATAAGATTTTCACCATCTACAAACTTATTTGCAGTAAAATTAATTTCACTAGAACTTTGATACTTTATGTACAATGTAAAATTATCATTTTCCGACTCTTCACTAGTAATAAATCTTTCAATTTTAGCGGTAACACCACTTGTCTCACCTTTTATCTGTTTCCCTACTAAAAAGTTTAGATAAATGGATACATCAATACCCAAGTGAGTTGGGTCAATTTGTACACAAGTATATTCCGAATCATAAGCAGTATTTCCAGGAATTACTACTTGACCTTCTTTAAAGAAGTGTTTACCAAATTTTTCAACCTGATTTTGCAAGAGAGACTGTAATGTAGTTAATTCCCTTGCTTGAATTGGAGTTCCTGGCTTGAATAAGACCCTTTGATAATTCTTTTGTGGGTCAAAATCGTCAAAATATGGAGAAGTGTTTAAGTTGGTATTTTGTGCCATGTTTATTAGAACTCCAGTACGATTTTAATGTCTTCCTTTTGGTTAGCAGATCTTGGAATTGGTTGCCTATTATCCAAGTAAATAACATCACCAGATTTTTTGTTGTATTCAGCAGAAGAAATACCAGATACAAACTCCTGTCCCAACTGATATATTCTATTATTTATTGTGGTAGTAACGCCACTAAAAGCTAGATCGATAGGTAACGTCGGTCCAGTAATAGAAGTACATTCAATTGTCACACCATATCCAACATCAGGAGTTGCAGTAAATGGAATAATCTTAAAACCAGTTTCACTTGAAGCTAGTCCAGTTGGTTGATAATATTTTAGAACTCCTGTTATATCATCCCAAGAAGCAACGAAACCAATCGCAGTCGAACCCAATCCTACAGTCTGTGTTATAACGGAGTCTACAGCATATGTAGTGTTGGTTGTAACCCCCGATAATTTAAGAGCATTTAATCCACTGACAACAGATGCATCCAAGTTTTGAGTATCACTTCCAACTATTTTTGGATTTTTTAATATACCAACTCTAGCAAAATCGTTTCCGAGAATAATGTCTGGATTACTCTCTTGAGTTTCATATCTAGAATAAAGTAGAACTCGATATGCACCAAGTTCTCTATACACATCATATCCATGACCACCTTTGGGTGGAATGATTACATTAAATGCTGCTATAGAAGTTGTTCCAATTCCGGTATTACTTAGTTGACGTAGTGGACCGGTTATTTCTGATCCAGGAGCTCCAGGATAAAATTCTACAGTTCCGTAAGTATATCCTTTACCACCATCAGTAACAAATACCTCAGAAACTTTTCCAAAAGAATCAATTGTTATTGTCGCCTTACCTCCAGTTCCATCACCCAAAATAGGAACATTGGAGAATGATGTCGAAATGGGCTGATAATTACTTCCTCTGTTATCAATCAGGACTACTTCAATCTTCCCGTCAACAGCATTATTTTTTGTAGAAATACTTTCACCAGATGTTCCCCAGTTATCGGGTACTGGGATGTATTCGATAGAATCAAATTTTACGATTTCAGTTGGTTTAATGGTATATAAGTATTTCCAAATATATCCATCTCCACTGGCACCAGCAGCACGAGCTTCTAAGTCAATGAAAGTAGGTTGATCGAATGAAGGTCTTCCTTTTGGATTTTCTGGGTCCGTTCCGTTTTGAAGACATACATAAACTCTTAAGTCTTCATTTATAACATAAAAGTTAGACTCATATAATCCAGTCTGAGATGTTACTGGTGTAACGTTAAAGACATTATAATCATGTCTGTACATTTCATAAGTATTTCCAGCGACCCATTCGATTTTCCTGACAAGTCTCCTTACATCTTGATTTGTAATTTGTTTCAGAGATATAATACTTTCTTTTACTTGATATTCTTCTTTAAACCCATCCAAAGGTGAAGGGGTATTAGTAGACCAAGTTTCTGCACCACCAGCAGCTGGATTAGTGCTGTTTGGTAGTCCAATGAAAGTGTAATACTTATTTGATGTGTCACCCACACCAGAAACACTTTTTACAAAGTTCTCAGCATTTAGTATTCTAAATTGATCCGATATAATGGCGGGCATTTTTAAAATGAACTCTTTTTTACTTATTTAGTGATCTTTTATCGACTTACTATGTTTCTAGTTCTCATTATCTTTGGAGAAGTCGATATTCCAGTAATTCCATTATTATTAAAAACATCGAAGGACTTTGGATCACCCAGAACTCTGTTCTGGAAATCATATAATTTAGCCCAACTATATCTCCCCAAATATCCACTGGTATTGATTCCAGTATTGTTTTCACCCCTGATATAAATGTCTACATGATTAGTATGACCAGGCATAGGAGCAAAGTTACAAGTTACCGTTACAATACCAAGAGACGGTGTTGTAACATCTTCAACAAGATATACACCATCTAAGAATTGTGTAGCAACTCCAACTATAGAATTTGGATAACTTGCCATTCCTCCTGCAGCAGAAGATATTCCAGTTAGGGCCGCACCAGTAACTACGTTACTATTACTAATGGTGAAATAATCGCCTTTAGTTAGTTGTGGATTAAGAACTCCAAATGTATTCAATGAGGAATATCCGATTCCCAAAGTACTGTTATCATATTTTTCGGATTGTAATACGAAAGAAACTTTTGGTGTTGTAGTTCCAATTCCAGGCGTACCAGCGAGATATGTATTGATACCAATCAGATTACCATGATCACCAATCACTTTGAATGATCTGACAAGTTCTGTCGAATATTTGTCAGATTCAACTATAACAGAAGGGCTATCACCAACTACATATCCAAATCCAGGATTAACAACCTGTATAGAAGTTACTATACCGTTAGTTACACTTGAAACAGCAGTTGCTCTATTAAATACTGGTTCAGAATAAATTGCAGTACCGGCAGATCCAACAGCAATATATCTACCTTCACTTCCAAGAGTATCAACAAAGACAACATCATTAATTAGATTGGTTTGTGATGTTGATCTGTAGATCCACTCACTGAGATCAAATGAGTAGTAGAGATCTCCATTCTCTAAGAGAGCTGCATAGAATCCATAATTATAGTAAATGTTAACTATGTTCTCAGATCCTAGATTTGTTGCAACACTTTCATATTCTGTTCTACTGTTAGAACGTATTACAACTCCATTGTCTCCAACTATGATAAACCTTCCGTTAGCATAAATTACTTTATTCAAATTACTAATTACTGGAGAGTTGTGCGATTCCCAAATAGTTCCATTGTTGGAACTTCTAATTACACCATCATTACCAACCGCAACAAAATACTCCGTACCAAAATCGACACTATTAAGATCGGATAGAGTCTCAGAGAATCTATTAACAAATGAATCTGTAGTTATACCATTTGCAACAAAGATAGATCCACCTGCTCCAACAGCAACCCAACTGTTAGTTATACTTGAATAAACAACTTGATTGAAAGTTCCAGTGTAACCACTACTTACTCTAGTAACAGCTCCCAGACCTGGTACTGTAGAAGATTCTTGAATTTCAATTTGTTCCCAAGTTGAAATAGTAGTTCCATCATCAAAAGCTTTTACAATCTTACCTGCACTACCAACAGAAAGTAAGAGATTGCCTGTACTACCAAGACTTATAGCTTCAATAGAATTGAAATTAGATGTGTTACCAAAACCAAGTGTTCCTACCTGCCAATTAATTCCATCTGGACTTGTAAGATATACGGAACTATCCCCAACAGAAACCAATCTATCTTGATAAACAATAGAATTCAAATTATAAACCGTTGTGTATCCAACTCCAGGATTCCAATTAAAAATAGGATCTTTTTGACTAATTGCAGTTTCGGAAACTACAACTTTAGGAGATTGTGTATTAGCATATCCAACACCACCATCAACAATATTAATAGATGTAATAGAAGATGAAGTGGAGACTATCGACTCAGCAACACATGGTTCAATATCTCTAGTTTCTACAATTATTACATCACTAATATCCTCAGAAAGTTCATCAACATCATTAAAGAGTGGATATGCATTATCAACATAGATTGTATCATCATCTGGAAGTATTGGTTTGATTACAGTTGCAAATGGTTTGACCCCACTCTGCAAATCTGGTCTAGCCTTGGAATATAGTGATCCATTAATTATCGTATCTTGTAATTGTTTTTGCCAAGATAGTGGTCTAATTCTTGTAGGATCTGTAATGATTCCAACTGAGAAATAATTAAATGTTTCCAATTGGTCTGCAGTTACAATCTTCTTAACAACTCTTTCAAACTGTGAAATATCAAATACATCAAGTGGATTTTCCTGAATAGTAACTCCATCTCCAGGTTTGATAGTCTTTGGAGGATCGATAGTTTCAACATCCGCAGAAGATCCTCTATAATATAGAATTACACACTTAGATCCACTTATTGGCGCCTCTGTAAATACGACTCTACTTCCAGAGAATGTATATGATGTTCCAGGAACTTGTAAAACATCATTAATATAGATGAATATATTATTGGTAATATCCAGATCAGTTCCATCTGGAACACGAAGACCAATGACAGTTCTTACACCATTCAAAGTTGTTGATAATGTAAATTTCTTTCTAAATCCATTGAAGAAAGTAGAAATATCATCAAATCTAATAAATTGTCCAGGATAGAATCCAGAGAACGAATCGGTCTGAACTTCTTCAACTGTCAATACGAATGGTTCGTGTTGTTTAAACGTTACAATACCACTTTGAGTATAATAATGTGGAATTGTATTAATGCCCGCCAAAATTGTAAACTGGTTTGTTGAACCAACAGAAGTTACTCTAAAGTCGTAAGCACCATCTGTGCTATCATCAGTATATGTTAGAACTCTCTGTGCGGTAGGAACTTTCTTGGCATATCCACCACTATTATAGAAGTGTGTAATTGAAGAAATACCAGCATTAAATTCAAATTCTGTTGCACTATTAACCGCAGTTACAGTAAATGTATAACCATATGGAGATGATCCCTCATATGGGAAAATTGTACTAGTGATACCAGAATTTGAAGGGCAAGTAAACGCAAGTCCAGCAAGTGTAAACTTATCATTAACAGCAAAATTATGATCAGATGTAGTGGTGACTGTGGATAGTCCACTAACTTCATAATATGCGAAAGTACTGATTCCAATTTCTGGCCAACCTTCAAATACATGTGGAATTGTTGAAATTCCAGCATTCATAGTAAAGCTAGTTGAACTTATTGAAGTAAGTACAGGGAAGACTCTTCCATAAGAGGATGTACCATCGGGGAAGATTGTTGTGGTCACACCTGCATGTTCTGCAGCGCATGAGAAAGGTAAGTTGAATAGGAATACTTCATCACTAGTCTTATTAGCATCTACATCAGTCCTTAGAAGTCCATGTGGAGAATATGTCACAACTGTACAAATTCCACTAGCCTCATCATAAGAGAATGTAGAAATTCCTACTTCATCATATCCACAAGTGAATGCAATTCCAGTTAGAATTACTTTTTCATTTTCATCTATATTGTGTACTTCTACGGTTGTTATGGTAGTAACACCAGTTGTATTGTCATATTGGACGTTTGAAATATTGAGAGTATCATCTCTCAATGAAGAATCTGTACCAAGTCCTAATGGAACAAGTTTATCACCAACTTTATATCCAATTCCAGGATTATCAAACTTGTATGATGTTATACTAGATCCAAAACCAACTTTAACAGAAAGTTTGGCATCTTGACCAACTCCACTAGTTCCTCCAGTATATCCAAGAACCAAATTACTATATCCAGTTGGTATTCCAATCACAACTTCTGGAACCGAAGTTGTTGTATAACCAGTTCCAGGATTAACAATAGTAAATCCAGAAACTGTACCTGCTGCGCTTACAGTAGCAACAATACTTGCACCATATCCGATAGTTGCAGCAATACTTACAACAGGAACACCTCTATATCCAGATCCACCACCTAATACTACTACATCACTAATAGTTCCTGCTGCAGAAACTACAGGATATGCTGCAGCACCAAGTCTTGGAATATAACCATAGCTACTTGTAACACCGACTTTGGATATTTTTCCAGCCTTTGGAGTTCCAGAAATGAACTTAATTGTATTAGTTCCACTTCCATCAACAATATAATCATTTGTTGGATCTTGGAAAACATTATTAATTAACAATACTGGATTATTATTAATATCTGTAGAGGAGTTTACATCATTAAAGATAGTGTCAGTTGTCTGACCATTAACTTTGATAGCAAATTCTGTGGCAGCAATACCAGTAAAAGATAATGATATATCATCAAACAGTAAATTCTTATCTTTAGGTACAGAAGCATCAAATTTTCTACTAAACGCTCTACCACCAAATATAGATCCAGTTTCTAATCCAACTGGTCCAATCTTTCCATATGGAGCAGTATCAAAATAAATTACATCTCCAAGAATATTGAAGTTACCGTTCATAACGGTAGCAGCAACACCAATCTCATGAGTTCCAGCAGTACTACCAAAGTAACCTCTTTCAACTGATATTTGAGTTGCTGATGTTACACCAATACTTCTAATAGAAACTAGTTCATCATCCAAGTTTATTATATCATTAACATTCAATGAACTGATACCAGTTGCAATATCCAAAATTGTTGTAGAAGCTGTAGAAACACTAGAACCTAAAGAAACGCTCAACGATTTGCGTGATAGTGGTTTCTGTATGATTCCATCTATTGTGATCATCACACTTGCGTTTGGATCCTTATATTCTAGTGAATGTGTTCCAGTTCCACCTTCCGTAAGATCTAGGAACACGCTTGTAGATAATCCAGCAAGTTTAAATTGGTTATCATTTAACTTGAATACAAATAATGATTCAGGTAAAGCATCAGTTCCAAGTTGTAAAGGAGTAACAGTTACATCATCTGCACTTATAGTTCCACCAATGCCAGTATAAGGAATAGTAATAACCGAAGTAGAAGCATATCCAGATCCACCTGAAACAACCTGAACAGAATTTACATAACCCTGATCGTCTCTACTGACGTTGAAAATAGCACCAGTTCCACCAGCAGTATCAGTCGAAGCTCCAACATTAGTATATGTCTCGTTAGCTCTGGTGTTAATTCCAGTAGGACCAGTCTTGGAAACAACAAAAGTCAGATCATTTATACCAGCAGTACCACCAACATCAGTACCAAGAATTGTTACTAGATCACCAATTGCAAAATTATTGCCTCCATTAATAGGAGTAATACTTGTACTCAAAGGTTGTCCAGTAGTATTACTATAAGTAATGGTTACTGTTGCATTAAAAGTTCCACCAGATCCATTGAAAGCTATACAATTGGTGTAATTCTTTATAACAGGTCCAACAGGAGACAGAACAGTGGAAATACCAGTGATTGTTGTTGAAATGGATACATTATATCCATTTTCTAGAACAGCTGTTCCGTCAATTTCTCCTTGATCCATGACCATTAAAGTGTCAAGTGGACCACTAACATATGAGGTAGTGGCAATACCGACAGGAGTTCCACCTTCAAACTTATAAATCAATTCTTGACCAGACTGGAAGTTATGATTTTGAATGGTAAATGTATCAGTAATAGGATCAACACTACTTTCAGTAAATACATGTTTGAATAGAGATGTTCCCTTATTTTTTAGTTTAAATGTTGTCAGTCCAACTATCGAACCACCTCTTGTCAAAGAAGGATATGTAATAGTTGGAGCAAAATCAGTACCAAGTCCAATAATTGTTGTAATTATACCAACGTAATTACCAATCGCAGATCTTACATCAGCGCAATCAGCTGTTCCATAGTTTTCGGTAGGTATACCAGAAAGACTACTGTTTCCAATAGCAACAGTTAAAATTCCAACCAATGTATCAACATTAGTTTGAACGTCTGAACAGGAAGAAGGATCTGTATTAAAACCAGTTAATGGATCTGCAGTAATAGTAAAGTCTCTAACATTTAATTGATTTGTCAGAGCCTTCTTGATATAATCTTTTGCACTTTCAAATATGTAAATTGACTCTGCTTCTTCACCTAGAAGTCCATCAGTTCTCTGAGCACCAACTCCATCAAAATACTTCTTAGTATTATAAATTGTATGTTGATTCGTTCCATAAGAAATATCCTGTGCAACACCATCAACAATATATCCCAAATCTCTGAAACATTTATTTCCACCACTCGTATAAGTACCGACGTTAACCGCCGGTAACCCCGCTGTAGTACCCGCAGAGACGATCGCAGTAATGATTCCTACCAGAGTAGTGATATTAACTTGAACGTCCTGGCAAGCGGTAGGATCGGTGTTAGAAACAGTTGTTCCAACGCCATAGGTTGGTGGTCCAGAAGTTACACCAACATCAGTTATTGTAAGTCCGTTATGAACTGCCGTCCTCATCAAATCTCTAGCTTGGACAAAAGCATAAATTGATTCCGCTTCTTCACCAACTAGTCCATTTGTAATTGGAATACCATTCTCAAAGTATAAAGAAACGAAGTCTCTGGAATATTTGTTTCCTCCAGTGAAAACATCAGTAGAAACAGCATCAACAAAATATCCCAAATCGCGTTTGCATTTATCGATTGTAGTGGAGATTCCTGGATAAACTAAGAGTGTATTAGCCCAAGCTTGATCTACAATTTCCGTTTTATTCTGTTGAATTAATCTATATCCATCAACATATCTTGATCTTTCTTGAGTTTGTGGGTCACCTGGGAAATAAAAGTCTGGGAATCCAATTCCAACAGAAGCTAAAGATTTATCTAAAATTTCTCTTCTGTTTGCTACAATTAAATTCCTAGCATCTTTATATCTATTAACATCTGGATTAAGAGGATCAGGAATTAAAGCAAAGTTAAATTCTTGCGGAACTGTGGTCTGATAAAGAGTTGGTGGAGTCTGATTATTAATTACATACTGGCTAAGGAATTTTACATAATTATATGCAAATAATGTTTCCTCAGTTTCATTGCTTACATATGAAGATCCAGCGTTCCAATAATATACACCAGCTTCAACAGACTTATTATTAGAATTATACTTGATATCATGAGCAACCGCATCTACAATGAATCCAGTGTCTCTCAAACATTTTTCTTTACTGTATGTTGTACTTAATCCAATATTTGGATAATTAAATTCAACAAAAGCAACTACCTCTTCTTGAATGAACGATCTGTTTAACTTCATGAGATCTGCAGCATCAGCAAATCTTCCTCTCAAATATTGTTCAGAAGTGCCATCAAACTGACTACTAATATCATCAATTACCAATACTTTATTGGTTCTATTCATGATGTATGGAGCTAGATCAACTCCCTGATCAAAATAGATATTTTGTGTAGATCCATTAGGAAGTAGCTCCTCTTCATATACTCTTGCAAAATTCTTTTGTAGACTAAATGAAGCCTTGTTATCAATGTTGAGGAAGGTGAATGAATCGGTAGCAGCCAACGTTGGTTTCATATTGACGGATTTTGCGATTCCAGCGCTAACTTCACTAACTGTTGGTTGTGTGAATACTTCAAGATCAGAAAATTCTTTGAATCCAGATGGATGAAGAATGGATCTTACAGACTCTCTCCAAGTACTATATGGAATATTACTCTTGACTGAATATGAGAACTTCTGATAATAGAAGTTATCAGAAATTCTCTGTGAGAAGTCATTTAGTATTCCAGAAGCAAGATCTACTGAAGATCTCTTGTCTCTAGACACACCAAGAGTTGCGAATAGATTGAACTTATCAAAATATTGAACAGTACCGTTAATCTTAGATGTTTCACCAAAAATCTTGTCTCCAACTGTTATATCACCACTTACATCCTTGAGTCTCATTTGGTCAAGTTCGCCGTCCCAACCATTTTCCATTATTCTACCAGTGAATCTCGAAGATGAGATTTTTTCATTTGAAGCATAGTTAACATCATCCTTCAAAATCATATCAAAGACAGGCATGTCTTTTTTGTTTATGACAACACCAAGATTAAATTCATCACTATAAGTACCAAATGTACCAGTAGAAATACCAGTCATACTGTAAGTTACAGTATTATTAGCCGTGCTTACGCCAACTACAGTGAAGAAACTATAATTATATGCATCTGAATTAAAGTTAGCACGACCAAGAAGTATTGTCTCATCAGTTAATCTACAGTTCTCAATAAAAATTTCATCGCCGATAGCGAATGGATAAGTATATTCGGTCTGACCATAACCTACAGGTATAAAGGGATTGAGACCTGGGAGGTTAGATAGTTCTAGTGTTATGACATCACCAGCAACCTGAACTGTATCAATTTCATATCCATTGGAGTTGAATATTGGAATAATTTCAAAAGGTTGAGCAATTGAAGTGGAATTTTTAGTAACTATTACATTTGTAACAGATCCACCAGATACTTCTGCAATAGCTTCAAGTCCTAGATAATCATCTTTTATTACTAGTTTTGGTGGACTATTATATTTTCTACCACCAGTTGTTATTCCAATATAATCAATTGTTCTGATATCTTTAACACCAACAACAGTCGGAACACTCAAAGAAGGTGAAAGTGTTGGATCTGTAGGATAATCAAATCCATCTTTTACTCTGGTAAAGTTTTCAACTTTTCCTATATTTGGAGATACAATTTTTACAACTGCATTCTTTCCGAGGTCACTCTTAACTTGTCTGACTTTAGGTAGTTTCTTATATCCTCTTCCTGGGAAATTAATTTTTAATTTGGAAATAGGACCTAAAGCAGTACGAGAGTTTGTTTTATAAGAGAATAGAGTTGGAGACGCAACAAGAATATCTTTTTCAATTTCACTTAATTTTGTATTATTGAAGAAAGTGAATGACTTTTCATCAACGATATTATTAACTTCAAACGTTCTATTAAGTTTATGATTTATAATAGAAATTTTATTATATGATAGTACACCATTATCTGTTGATATCTGTCTCTTAGCTTGTATAGAAATTCCTTTAGGGAATAAGTTATAATAGATTGGGAAGAATTGTGCTGACAGATCGAGGACTACTTTGGCATCAGCTTGTCCTGGTATACCAGATCTCTCAACAAAGAATCCCTCTCTTTCATTAATTTTTTCAACAAAATTTACGTCATAGTAGAATTGCAAGTCTAAGTTAGACAAACTTGGATCCGATAAGTCAAATTCTATCTTAGTTGTCCTTATGCAACTTATTTGAGGGTTAATAAAGTAGAACTTGTGATCGGAACCACCAATTGTAGTAAGATTAATAAATCTGGAATCTTGTATATCTTCTCTATACTTGTAGAATCTTATTTGATCAAACCCAGTTTTAGCAACATAATAAGTACCGAAGTTCTCAAGTCCGTCTATTGGGTATTGAGAAATATATACAATTTTATCACCAGTTTCAATATTACCTGAATAAGAAGAAATATCGACAGAATCATTATCTAGGTTGACATCACTATCAGAGAAAGTGACTTCTCTCATCAAGACTTTTCTGTTTACCGAGTCAAAGACAACCTTTACTGGTTCATTATAATTTGTGTTTATAGCAAATTTTATCTTATCGCCGACTTGTAAATTGTGATTAGACGTTGTAGTTACTACACCTACAGTTTTCTTTAAAGTTCCAGTAATTCTTGGGAATACAGTAGTCAATGAATGAGCAACACCGATCACTCCAGAAAAATCTTCTTGATCCCAGAATTCTAAAGAATTATTATTCGTTCCTATTCCAGTAGAACTTGTAAATCCAAGAGTGGATAATCCAACAAAATCTTGACCAAGATTAACAGCGTAAACTTTCTGTTGATCATATAATATGAAAGAAACTCCAATTCCTGGATTATTGGCATATAAAGAAGTTCCAGCGAATCCAGAACTATAAATTAGTTCCTGTCCAGTAAAGTATTTGTGATTTGGTATGTAGATAGATCTTGTTGGCACAAATCTAACTTTTGTGGAGGTTGTGCCAAATCCAACAACAGTATGAAATGATCCAGTAGTGCCAACACCAACAGAATCCTTTGGATTAAAGAATGTTGTATAATTTTCAAAAGTATAGTCCTTTACAGATCCTGTTGGAATCTTAAATTCTCTTGGTAATAACTTTACTTTATCTCCTGCAACGGTATGAATACCAGTATTAGAGAGTCTATTAACATTGAAACCAGATCTTTGTACGTCTACTTTCGTAATTAATAAGGTTTCACTTCCTATACCGATAAAATCGTTTGAAGAAAATCCACTGACATCTTTTAATTTGATAAATGTCGATAGTCCTGTAGTAGCTACATCTGGAATATCTTCGGATAATTCGGCTTCTTTATCTTCAACTACAACTCTTTGAACACCTTCAAATTCTGCAGAGGTAATTGTTGATATACCACCAATAGTAATAGGTTGGTCATTTGCTATTTGATGTGGGAAAGTAGATTTTACTACAGTGTCTGGATATCTGATGAAAAATTCTAGATCACCAATAGTGTCCTCAACTAAATTGAACTTTCCTACAGTTCTACCATCAAGTTCACTAACAACAATATTTGATTGAACTCCTTCAGTGCCTGTTATATCTACATCTACTGGATCATCTACCTTATAATTATCTCCACTAGAGAATATCTCCACATCTTCAATTTTACCATCGTTAATTTCTGTTACTGAGAATTCTTGTTTATATTCTTCCAGAACAGTATCAATAAGATCATAAGATGAACTTGATCTATTCAAATAGTATGGTCCAATATTTCTTGATAAGGTCGTATTAAAAACATTGAAATCTTGATTATATAATGGTAAGAAGTTTTCTTCTATAGGTTTGTTATAGAAATATGGTCCAACAATATAAGGATATCTGGGAACAGAATCATTTCCAGAAGTAACTTCTATAGTTGAAAAATATGCATAAATTCCATTTGGATATTCTGGCGTTATGGCAAATCTACCATTGTGTACATCTAAGTCCCCAGACCCATCAAAGATATAATCATTAATAAAATATCCACCCTCAAAGTTTGGTGGTCGTTTACCACTGGTAGTATCAACCTCTAGAACATAACCAGGATTCATTCTTCTTATGAATCCACCAGTAGTAGTATTATATGCATATGGTCCATAAATTGGATTACCATCATATGCATAACCCAAAATAGGGGAATGCTGCAATGTTCCAGTTGTCTCTTTATTGTCTTCCGTAAAATTATCGGATAACTGATATCTCAATTTCTTTGGAACATAGAAAGAAATAAACTGTAGTTCCAATTCTGGGTTTTTACTTACGTGCAAAATTCCATCATCATCTGGATTAATGATATTCTTACTCTTAACAACTTGATTTATTTTCCACTCATTAACATTTGCCAAGAATTTAGCATTTTTACCTCTATTAACAAGAGTCAATTGAGTATCCGAAGACCCATATCCAATTCCACCGAACACAATATTAACCGCCGATAGTTTTCCTTCTTCAACGATTGGTTCCAACTGTGCATAATTTCCTTGACCAGATATTAATATCTCGGAATTTTCTCTAAAACCTTGTCCTCTAGAAATAATTTGAACGTCAACTATTGACCCACCAATAATAATTGGTTTTAAAAGAGCCTCAGAAGTTATACTAGAAACTCCAACGTTAGGTCTTCTATGATAATTAACGATATTAGTACATCCATATCCAGTACCACCGTCCTCTAGATAAACATCATCGATAGATCCCAATACAATTGGTTTTAATTCAGTTTTTATAATTGTAGTCGATCCAACAGAAGACTTAGCTTCTACTTTTACTACAATTGGTGGATAACCTATAGTATGAGTTCCTATTCCCAATGAGTCGAATTTTACGAATCTATTTTTAAGATAATTATCATCAGATTGTAGAGTACCGATGCCAACATCAAACAATCTGAATCTATTATCGTCAAGTTTTCTAACTTTATATTGTGTAGTAGTTACTAGTCCGCTTATATTAGTATCAGAAGATTCATATAGTACTGTTTCCCCATCTGAGAATCCATGTTTTCTAGCGTAAATGTAGGAATCAAATGTATTAATTCCTGTAACATTATTATTTGCAGAAAGTACAGATGGGACTTTAATTTTCCTGTTCGAATATCCACTACCTGGATCTGTTACATAGATTTTTGTAAAAGTATTTTTATTTTTTAAGGTAGTTATAAAATGGAAACCTGAGGAAACACCGACGATATCAATTTCATTTGTTTTTTGAAGAGCATCTGATTGTGTATTAAATAATTTAATAGTAGTATCAGTTAATCTACCAACATAATACGTTGAACTGTTTACAATACCAGGAAGATCTGTATTCTTATTAGAATCATATACGATTTCTTCACCGTCTTCAAAAGGAATTGTAGAAAGGAAAGTAATTACATTACTAGGTGTGTCTACATTTACATCTGCTTTGAAACCTGCAGAGACTTTGGTTGTAACTAAATTGGACTCCAAAGCACATCCTACACCGTTTCCACCTTCTATGGTAATTTTTGGTTTTTCCTGATATCCATAACCTGCGTTTAGAATCTTAATTTCCTTAACTTCACCAGAGATATTAAGATGAGCTTTTGCCAATCCTCCCTGTTCGTCAATTATCTCTATTTCTGGAACATCAATAACATCATACTCTTCGCCATTATTAGTTACTTCAATGTCCGTTAGAGCACCATAGTAAATATTCTCATCGAACAAAGTTGGAGATAATATTTCAACACCATTTATCAACATCCCCAATTCTCTATTGAAAGTTGTTCTCTTATTCAAGTCATCAAATAGAGATCTCGATGAATCAAAAGGAAACTTCTTTAATAATTTTTGGTGGGTTAATTTTTTATTTTCATATCCAGACTTGTATATAATGTCAGAAGTAATTCCCTCACCAACTTTAATGTATTTTTGAGAGAAAACGTCAGATCTACTATAAGATAGCTTTAAGTTATTATTATCAACTCTTGTAGCATAATATAATCCAGTTGGAATTCCGGTAACGGAAACATCGGTTGGATTATAATATATCAACTCCCCACTTAAAAATTGGTGAGAAGGTACATTTATAACTTCAGTAACACCTGTTCCTACATTTGTAGATCCAGTTTTTTTATTATCAGTTGAGAAAATTGTATAGTTTGGAAGTCCAGAAGATGTTACGTAGAAGAAATCTTTATTGGATCCAATATAAGTATTTTGAACTCCAGCAGCAATACTACTCAAATCACCAAAGTAATTATTATAATGATTAGCTTTATAAATTTTCTTGGTTATTTTAGTTGAACCACTAACAACATAAGATCCAGTATTTAAAACCTGAATCAAAATTGTTTCAGTATATTTTTTGATTACGTCAGATGAAGAATATTCTACATCAATAACAGTTGCATCTATGGAGTCATCAAGACTATTTTTTAGAGTAATTTTTTCACCGGCATAAAAATAAACCTTATCAAATAGTGTAATTCTATATTTTGTGGTATCAACCTGTGTAATAACTTTAATATTATGATTTGTTGGAATATTATAAATCCAACTATTAAACTGATATTCATCAAATAAATCTCTACCAAACCCAGACAGAGATATAGAATCCCCAACTCTTAAGTTCGAAGTATTAGAAAAATCAATATCATCAATAACATTAATAACTCTAAAGTTTACCTTAGATGTATTACCAACGCCGATATAACTAAAAGCAAATTTTTCTTCAATTAAATCTAAACCAAAATCTAAAGGTTTAGTGATATTAGTAACACCAGTAAATTGGTTTACATTTTTTCCAGTATAGTTTATGGTTATGTAATCAGAATTTCTGGGTTTAACCAAAATAGATCCTGAATTGGCAAATCCTACAGTAGAATCAACTAAAATTGTATTGTCAGTCGTACTAACATCTTCTAAAATTCTGGTTTTACCAGAGACTTCAAAATTTCCACTGAATGAAGTACTATCCAAGGAAATTTCATAAAAATTCTTATCTGAAACAGGTCGATATTCTACATTAAAAATAGAAGCACTTACTGTTCCGATACCAGATATTTCCTGGAATAAAAAATTACCTTTAACATCTATAGGATTTCCACCAGAAATTTTCTCCACCAAGATATTCTTAGTTAAGAAATAAGAATTAGAAGATGGTGTTAATGTATAATCTTGTGGTTTTATAATTTCAATATCAGATCCATATAGAATTTTAAATAAAAGTTTATAAGACTGATCAGTTCCTTTTGATGAGTATAGATCTTTTATCTTATATGCTACGTTTTCTATCTTTATATTTTCATAAAAATCTCTTGCTTCAAATCCTGGCAAGAACTCATATTTGAAATTTTCAAAAAATTCTACTAAAAATGCGTTGCTTAAGTTACTAACTGTTGCGGAATTAGAGTGTTCTGCAGCATTTGTTGATGAGAATACTGCAAATTCTGGATTTGATAGTGAAGATAACTCTTCAATTCCACTAAATCCTCTAACACAATTTTGAAAAGAAGTTTCAGTTTTTGATGTATATGTAATAATCTCATCGTCTATCTTCAACAGACCATATGAATCTGGCCAACCTTTAGTTGAAGTTACACTTATTGTAGTATCAAACGTTAAAATATCAGAAGTAAGTGTCGTTTCAGATATTAAATCAACTCTATTAAATTTCTTAGAATTTTTATATAAATCTATATTCGAGATGATGTCAATTGGACCACCCTGAGATTCGAGTGATTTATAATATTGGCCAAGAAATTCCACTAAGAGTGGAGACTCTACGGTTAAAAATTCGGGAATTTGCGATTCTAGGATAGAATCGATTTTGACTCTTTTAATTTCTGACATCTTATCTTGTATACTTTCCGTTTAGATAGCTTGATGTAGTTACATATTGTGTTGCAGAAGAATTTTCACCAGAACTGACAACATCTTCTACTGTATTTACCACAGAATTTTTAACATCTAATTGCAAATACAAATCCTGAAGTCCAATAATATCATTAGACTCTGGGATTGCTTGGACTTCAATAAATCCATTATTTAAAACAGCTGATGTTATATTAACAACATCGAGTCTTATTTCACCTCTAATATAGTCAATTGTTCCTGCGTTATTCTTTGTGATGATTGGAACGTTATTTTCCAACTTAAAGAAAACAATAGTGCCCACCGATTTATTTGTTAAAGAAGGTTTATCCGTCATATAAAGAACATCAGCAACACCTTCAACTAAGAATCCAGTAGACTTTACAGAATATCCAGCATCGTTAACATGTATTCTGTTTCCAAAACAAAGTTCATAAGTCGCAAATGTATTCAATTCAGGATTCAAATCCCTCCTCATCTTAACCTTTGTAATGTTAGATGTAATAGACTTATTACAATCATCAATTAAACCAACCGCTTTACTATACTTAAACCTACCACCAAAACTGTTGACATCTTTGGAATTAGCGTATTCCGTTAAAGTATCAATGACTTTTGTTTTTACAACTTCTGGATTACTCGTTTGGTTTGCATTATAATAAACCGCAGATTCCAACTCAATGTAGAGATAAGAGAGGTCTATAATCTGTGGTCTAATTCCGGCTATTGAATATTTTCTAATTGTACTTAATATTGTCTGTTTTGTAACCTCGGATAAAAATGTTCCGTTTCTTGGTTTAATAGATATAAAGACTTTGCCGTACTCTGGTGGATCCAACTCATCTCCCCCGTAGGCATTGACAGATTCAACGTTGGGGTAAATGGTCGGAATGAGAGATTTGTAGTCGTTAGAGGTGACGGCACGGTACTGTGAGGCGTATACTTTAGGTGCAAAGTATTTGATTGAGTCAATAGATTCAATTTCATCTCCACTTTCAGATTTAGACTGGGTGATTAGTAGAGAAATACCAGAAGTAACATCGAATAAATTATTATCCTTTAATCTCCCAGAGAATGTAAAGTTAGTTGCTCCATTACCAGAAGTTCCATTTGTGACAATATATGTAACTTCTATCCTACTACCATTAGATGGTTTTTTGCCAATAATATCATCACCGAATCTTATCTCATATTTTGATTCTTCAACTTCTTGAATTAAGAATATTCTGGAATCCTTTCCAATATCTAATATATTATCATATGCAGAGTAAACTTCAGTTACGGAATTGGTTACCTTAACTCGGATTGAAGTTGTATCTACATTTACGTTTGGTATTACAAATCTCTGATTGGTTTGTGATTCATCTACTACAAATGTACTTGTTAAAAATATACCTTCATAAATTGGAAGATTATCAAAAATAGCAGTTCCATCACTATTAACAGGTGTTGTAATATCTTCTGGTATAGAAAAAATATAATTACCGTCTGTAACAGCTCCAAGAGCAACTTGTCCAGCCAACAGTTTTACATTCCTAGCGTCTGTTCCGCTCATATCAACGGTAAAACTTACATTTGCTCTGGAAGACCGTTTCGATCTTGGAAGATACCCAATATTTCTAGCAAGTGAAACTACGTTTTCTCTAAGAGTGGCACTTTCTAGAAATACTTCATTAACTGCCATATTTGTATTGTAGGCAGTTAAGTAACTATTATAAGCAAGTAAATCTATTAAAACAGAAAAGTTAGATCCCTCAAAATCAAAATCAGTAAAATTTTGATTGACACGCAGATAATCTTTAATCTGGGTTCTTAGATCATTAAAGTCTAAATTTGTAAATTGATTGAAGGACATTAGACTCTAGTTGGTTGGAGTATGAATTCTACAGTTTGAGCAGGAATAGAAATTCCTATTATGTTGTATGAAATTCTTATATTCAAATCATTAGAATCTTCAGGATAAGTTACTTGAACTGTCTGCACCGAGATTCTAGGTTCATAATTTGATAATAGTGTTTTGATGTCAAGTTCTAAATTGATTGCAATTTCTTGACTTTGCAACTCAAACATGGAATCTTCTACTTGAGATCCCAACAAACTATTATAAAATCTCTCTCCAGTTCTAGTTCTAACTAGATTGATGACAGATTTTTTAATGGCATCAGCATCAGTTATTGCAAGAATATCATTAGTTACAGGATTCCTCACAAAGGAGAGACTAATATCTTTAAATTTGCGAGAAATCCTAAGCATTACTCAAACTAAGGGTATTTATTATATGTATAAGACATTTTCACCACTTTTTTCCATATGTAGGTTCAGTACCATATTCCCAATCATCATAGTCTTCATCATTGCGAATTTTTTCATGCAATTTGGTCTGTCTTTTTAGATCATTGATGTGATCATGAGTGACTTCCCTTAGCATATTGAGATACTTATCTGACTTTGGATCAGTAATAAGGGTCATTCCAGAGTCAATAAAGTCTTGACCCTGATCTGGTATTGGATTGACTGACATTTTTAGCTCCTGATTGTAAAAATCAGAACTTTTTACGGGGTTGCTATCCCGAGATGTCAACGATTATCCTCTTTTTTTAAGTTTTTTACCATATCTTGCATTGCAAAAGACCTCATTTGCGGTGGCAAGTACTGTTGTGCTACTTCTAACATAGCTTTTTCATGGTCAGAAAGATATTTTGTGCCAATTCCGTCTGATCCTTTTACAGCGTCATCACTTTTTGACGTATTTGGTCTTTGCGGTAGATCAAATTCTTCCATTACTCTTCTTCGGTTTCCTTTTTTATATATTTAACATCTTTACCTAAGACTTCTTCAAGATATTCTTCTGTCCAGTAACTATAATAGTTAGTTTCAGACAATTTTTTCCTAAAAGAACTTAATTTTTTCTTAGATTGACACAAAATTAAGTTGTAATGGTCATTATTTGTCTTCACTTCGTTTATAAAAGTGTCTCTTGTTGAGACATCATCAAAAAATTTATAATATGGGTACTTTTTATTGTAAAAATTCACCCATTTTTCAACTTGATTGGGTCTCCAAAAATCTTCAATAATAAAAACGATGACATCATACCCAGATTTAGGTACAATGCCATCGATTGTTGTTTCTACAATTAAAGTATTTGAGTTGGAAGCGTAAGGACAGACCGCGAATCCACCCAATTCGGGTCTTTCCTTGGAAACTTGTCGTATCCATTCATGAATATACGCTTCCTTTTCACTCATATCAACCTGCAGCTAAAGGAGAAGCGGGGTTTGCCTTCCTTGGAGCAGCAGTTTTTGCGTTAGCTGCAACATCATAACCAAAAACTTGAGCGTCTTTTGGTGCTTCTGCTGGTGCATCAGCTGCTGATGGTCCTACTTTTGGGGTTGCTTCTGACATTTTCTTAAAAATTAACTTATAATTATTTATCGCCCCTGACCACGATACGGCTTTTTTGCATTATTTCGAGAAGAAGCAGCGTATTTTGTACCATTTCCAGAACCCTGTCGAGTTTTTTTCGGAGTTCCAGAGGTATAACCACTTTTGTTGATACCAGTTTTAGATTTTACTGCCATTTTCAAGCCTCCATAGCGGGTTGTTTTAGGATTTTACCCCAATTAATCAAATTCCACAAGCGTTCGTGGGTGTAACAGATAACAAAGAACAGGACATTAGTGACAATTGTCCACTCTAGTGCATGTTTTGAACTCAAACCAAGGAAAAGACCGACACAAAACAGAACAAACATTGACCAAAGTCGCCAAGTGAGTGTTTTTGCAATAGATCTGACCTTTGTATCACTCTTATTGATCCTTTGCCAGTTTACTAGGTTCCAAACTCTCTCTTGAATCCAGAAAGATCCGAATCCAAGAGTGTAGGAAAGAATCACAAAGGTAATTCCAAACCCAGCAGTGTAATTCATAGCAAGTGCTGCAAGGAAAATACCGATTGCAACACAAGTTCTGTAGGATAGTGCTTTTACAAATGTTCTTTTTTTACTATCCTTGTAGATTGATCTAGTCATTTTTTAGTACCTCATAATTAATGGTTGTTTTTTTCGCGCCGAAATTGGCACTTAAAACGTGCCGAAACAGTCCTAGAAGGGATCAGAAGACCCCCATCAGATCACGCGAGTCTTCTCGTGTCCAACACGAATCTTTGGATCACACCAGATCTCAAAACCTTCCTTCTTAGCATCAAGACAGAATGATACGTCTTCACCACACATGTCTTGAACTTCACCAGAATCAAAGACTTGCATCTGAGGAGCAAACCAAGGATAAGTGAGAGCTTCGAAGACACCCTTCTTAATCAGAACCCAACCGAAACCAGTGTAGTCAACAGTAAAAGGCTTACGACGTTTCTGCATCGTCTCACCAGTTTCATGGTTCATGACACCACCGTTGTTCTTGAAGTCATCTTCTTCCAACCAGTGTGCAACAGACGTGGTGCGACCATCTTCGGTCATATACCAACCAGCTGCAATATCTTTGTCCATTGCAACCAGACGATAGAAAGCTTCGGTACTGAAGACAATATCATTATCGATCCAGAGTTGGTAATCATACTTGAGTTTACCATCCCAGGGAATTTGTTTTGGTCCACGAAGAACATTTGCACCAAGACACTTGCAACGTGCAAAGTTCACCATAGAACTATAATCTTGAGAAATCTGAATTGCAGCACCATTTTGAACAAGGTCAAAACACAACTGAACAAAGTTCTTCAAAAAAGTATAAGAACACCCACGACCAGGCATACAAAAGACGATTGACTTACCTCGTACCATCTCTTTTGCAGCTTGAAGATCAAACTCTTCCGTGTTCTTTTTAGGGGTGGGTGCGTTTGCTTTAATTGTAAATCCTTTAGACATAAAATTAGAATTGCTACATTACTATTCTACCACCACAAATCAAATCATGCAATGGTTCTGGGGTATTTAGACAATATTCAGATACATTCTTCTTCGACCTTTATCAATAAATCCTCTATCTCATTTCTGAGAGAATCATTGATAACCAAGATCTTATCTGTATATAAACGATATTGAAGACAATCGATTAATAAATCTTTTTCTTGATAATCAAACTTGAGTTGCATTTATTTTAAATCCCATCATGTTCAAAAATTATATATGAGTTTTGATTATTCAGACTCTTGTGTTACCTTAGGTTTTCTTGGTTTTCGAGTTCTTTTAGGTTTAGGTTTTGAATTTAATTTTGGTAATGATTTAGATTTTTGTTTGACTGATATATTGAAATGAGATAAAGCTCGTTTAATCTTATCAGCATTTATCCTATTTTGAGTTGTTTCATTATGCATCATATCAGCAATCAACTCAGCATTAGAATCAAATCGTTTTTGATTATCTAACCACAACTCTTGAATATTCATAGAACCATCTAACAGACGTTCATTCCTATCAATTGCTGCAGCCATTCTTTCGAAATGATCTTCAATTCCATCATAACTGTGATCGATGATATCGTCAAATAAATCGATACCACTAAAAAACTCTTTTATCTCTCGCACAATTCCAACTCCATTAATATAGATTGGAAAGTTCTTAGCAAAAAAGTTTTGACATTCCTTTTCAGAAAAGCCCGGCGTATTTTCAAAAAACATCGTACCGTTTATAATCTCAACGCCGACTTTTTCCATAGTAGGCATTAACTTAGTATTATAATTACTACCTACCGTATCAGTATCTTTATCGAAGTCACTTATATTCAATAACTCAAAATCTCTATCCTTAAACAGTTTATACCCTGCATTAAAACTTTCCTTTAAATGATCAGGTATTGGTGTTATCCGTTTATAATCCTTGGGACCAACTAATGCAGGTGCATCTAAATTAAAACTAATATCGCCAAGATAATTATAACTCTTAGATAACAAATAAGATACGGACATAACCTTATGCAGTTTAGTATCCGAATTTAAACATAACCATCTATTTGATATCTCTTTTTTCTTACAAGGTTTTAACTTTTCGGATAACGTTGAAGTTAATATCGTATCCATATACAGGTTAGGTAGATCAAACTGTCTCCAAAAACCTATATTCCAAGAAAAAATAATGAAATTTTGTTCAGGATGATTATTGCAAAACTCTGTTAAAGTTGCAATGTCAAAGTTATCCCATGCATCGATAATATTATCTGCAATATTTAAAATAACTATTTTGCTCTGAAATTCAATATTGTTTAAATCCTCAAAGGAAGAACCATCTCCATAAGGACAGAAAAGTAATTGATAACATTCTACTTCTTCATTAGTAGTGTAGTTATCAAAGAAATGTTCTAAGGTATTGTTAAATGGTATTCCGCCACTACGAAATGATGATAAAGTCTTTACTTCCATTGTTATTCATCTTCCTTGGCGGTATTTATGGCCACGAAAAAAATTTTCATACCTATTAAACCTTATAGGTGATTCTGGCCACGAAAAAAATTTTGAAATGCGTTGAAAATGCGTTGAATATTTCGAGCGCTTATTGGGTTCGTTATAGATTAGGGAAGTTAGCGTTTTTTTAATCGCACCGCGCCCCACCGCTACACATAAGACCGCGACGTTAACTGCTCAAACTGCCCGAGAGTTAGCTGCTCATAAGGTCTTCGTGTTCGTTGTCGTGTTCGTGGCGGACATAAGTATACTACTAATGAAAAGTACCCTCCAAAAGTATTATAAACTCTCGGAGGGTTTCTGTCAACTACCTCAGACGATTGATGCTTGAGGAGTGCTCTGACCCTGGCGATTAGTGTTAGTGCGGAGACCCTTAGTTTGACTGAGAACGAGCAGCGATTTACGGGGTTTGCGAGTGGGTAGCACAGTGTACTTAATCTTCCCTTGAGTGTCAGCAATCATCAGATCGAGTTTGCTAGCGGTTGCAACGTTGATTTCAGTCATGAGTGTCAAGAATGGACGGAGAGTTAGAGTAAACGAATGAGAGAAGATTGTCAGTTGAGACGCATACCCGAGAAGAACGGAATCGTCGTACCATCGCTTAAACGAACGAACCACTCATAATTCTTCTGGAATACACTCTCACCAGGCAATCCGTTCTCAGAAAGTACAGCGTTCAGACGGGACTTAGTGGTAGCAGTCTGCCAACCACCATCATACAAAGTCACGAAACTTTCACCGACTTCAGCAATCTTATGACCGTGAAGGTAGACATAAGAAAC